GCCGCGAGTGAAAGGCAGATTCGCGCCTGTGATCTTCGTGATCTCACGCAGCGTGCTCAGCGCCGCCGCCACGCCTGCGTCCGTCGCGTACACGTCGATCTCGTTGGTCGAGATGCGCAGCTCCACATGATTCATGTTTCCGGGGCCGCTGGACGAGATCACGCAGTCGAGGTTCGTCACGGTCAGGCCGGTTGGCGTGCCGTACCCGTTCGTGTCTTCCTCAACGTGATTGCGCACGACTATCGCAGAGTCCACGTTCCAGCGAAACTTCGCCAGGTTGTTGCCGTTCTGGCATTGGCCCTGCTGCCCTGGTGGCGCCGCGTTGCCCATGCGCACGCCAAACCCATTGGTCGGCATCGCCTGCCACGTCGCCTCGTGGGTGAACGGATCGGGCACGGGCTGATCAGACATCCAGAATTCCGGCCACACCGAGTGCGATCCCTGCGAATCGTTCGACACGTCGAAGCTCACGGTGCCAGTGCGTCCAGCGAAGTCGAACGGCTGCTTGGGGTACATCGCGAGCGAGGTCACATCGCCGTTCTCAAAGGCAGAATTATTATTGTCGTTGACCGCTTCACGCAGCTGGCCGTTGCAGATCGCAATGTCGTTGGGCGGCGTGACCGTTGCCGTGCCGGTGCAGTTCTGTATCGTCGTGGCGTTCCATTGGTTGTACTCGCTCTGCCCAAGGTTCAGCCCACTATCGCCAATCGTGCGTGACACGCCCCAGACGTTCGGGTCGAGCGCGCCAGTGCGCGTGCCGGCCACCACCATCGGCGTATCGAACGTGAAGCAAAAAGCCGCCGGACCGCCGAGCTGCATGCCGCAGTTGTTTGTGATCGGTGGTGGTGGAGGCGGCGGTGGAGGCGGCGGTGGAGGCGGTGGAGGTGGTGGAGGCGGCGGCGTTACCGGCATCACGCCGGCCACCGTGACCGATGCGCTCGCCGTGCCGCCCGCTCCCTTGCACGTCTGCGTGTACGTGGTCGTGAGAGTAGGTGACACGCTCAGCGAGCCGCTCGCCGCTGTTCCGACGCCCGAGCAAGGCGCCGCGCCGGTAGTGCCTGTGGACGACCAATTCAACGTGGTTTGCGCCGAGAGCGCGACGGTGGGCGCTGGCGTCGGACCAGGCGCAGACGCGGTGATCGCCGCCACCGTGACCCACTTCGCGCTCGTCGATGGCGGTAGCAGCGCCCACACATAAGCGGAACCAGCCAGTGAACCGAGAGCGGCAGAGGGGCCGATGCCGCTAGTACCAGGCCAGCACTCCCGCTGCCACGCCGGCAGGCATTGCATCACGAGCGTCGAAGGCGTGGGCGTGACTTGCACTACGTTCGAGCCGCTCACGGCGCCTACCGTGACGCCAGCGACGTAGGTCTGCGCCTGCGCAGCGCCGGCAAATAAAAGCGCGAGCAGCGCGAGCCTGATTGCTCTCACGGGACCGTCACCGTGCAGGTCGTGACGCCATTCTGCCCCGAACACGCTACGGTGAAAGTCAGCACGGGGCCGGGCGCCGCAGCCGCCGGCACCACCGGCTCGACGCTCGCGGTCTGGCTCGGGCTGTCCGCGCTCTCGCCGGCCGCGTTGGTGGCTGTGACCGCGAACGTGTACGAGCCGACGGTCAGGCCGCTCACGGTGTAGTTGAGCACGTTGGCCGCCACCGACGCGATTTTGACGAGTGAGCCGGCGCCGACGCCTTGGTATATGTTGAAACCGGTCAGCGCGTCCCCAGGAGTGCTCGCAAGCAGACCCCCCTTCACGTCAGTGGTCGGCGGCGTCCAGCTCAGGTTCGCATTGCCACCGGCGGCGATAATCGCCCCGCACGTAGCAGGCGCTGTGGTCGCGACCCACGCGCCGCTGACCGAATCCCACCACAGGGTGCTCGCGTTCTCCTGATAGATCAGGCCACCGCAGTATTCGGTCAGGATGATGTTAAGGCCGGTCGGTGCGCCGCCGTTCTCTGAGAGCTGTCCGCCCGTGAGCGTCCAGGTGTTGCCGGTTGCATCTATCAGCGAGCCGGCCGCCGTGGGTCCCACGAGCTTCGCGCCGTTAGGCGATGGAGTAGCCGCGACTGCGCCAAACTTGGCACGCGCGGTTGGCTTTGGCGCTAATACCGAGCATGCGCACAGCAGGCTTGCGAGCGCGAGTACCGGGATTATCTTCTTCATTTCAAAACCTCTCATGGGGGATAAAACACGTCTATCGGTTCCGGTATGACCGTGATTGCCGTGGCCGCCTCGGTCGGCTGTGTCCACGTCGGCTGGTAATCCAGGTACAGCGTCATCGTCCAGCGCTGCACCCACTGATCCTCCCCGCCGATCAGCGGCAGCTGCCGCCGGTCCTCCGAGTACAATGGTTTCATGCCGGGCGGCATCGCTGCGATCCCTATGGTGTCGCGCCACAGCAGCTCCACCGCCATCGACCACGCTTCGGCCAGCGGGGAGTAGAAGTCGGCCTGCACCGCGTACTCAAAGTCCGCTCTGGCTGCGGCCGTGAACCCGATCAGCACGCTGTCAACGATCACGGCCTCGGTGCTGTCCGCGTTGGTGCCAACACGGCGCGGCGCACCGAGCGTGGTCATCAGCACGAAGGGGATGGACGGCATCGGCACCCGATTCTGCTGCCCGCGCAAAATGGGGACGGCCGGATACGTCGTGCCAGCGTAAGTCCAAGGGGCCTGCGGCACGACCAGTTGCAAGAAGCCGGTGAGGCCCGCGTAGACGTCGTCGTCGGTGATGTCAAGAGGCATAAGTCACGTCGTGTTGCAGCCGCCGCGCAGGCTCGTGTACTTGCTCGGACACGTCTTGTTCCCCGTAGGGATCGGCGTGGCGTTGATGTTCGGCAGCACCTCGGTCGCCCAATCGCCAGCGTTACCGCTGCCAGTACTTTCGATGCCCCAGTAAACTTCAGAGGCACCCATGCCGCCTGGGGAGGCGGTCGGTGTGTTCATTGAAGCCTGGTTGAGGTGCGCGAGCGTGTACGTGTAGTCCGGCGTCTCGACGAACGCGAGCGAGGCCGCAGTGCCGTAGAGACTCACGAAGCCAGAGGTCAGGCCGCAGCCGCCGCAGTTCGCGTAGCCCATGAAGGCCAGCTGGCCCCAGCTCAGGTTGCTGAGCGGGTAAGAGGTGTCGGAGCCGCCGATCGCGGCGCTCACGCCAGCATCGGTCACGGTCGTGTTGCCGGTCGTGTTGATGCTGCCGCCGGTGTAGCCGAGGAAGTTGTTCTGGTCGATGACGTTGGTGTGCGGGAAGTAGCTCACCATGTCAGCGATCAGGTTCTGGTACTGCGTCTGTGCCGCACTGAAGCTGTAGTCGCCCGGCGTCGAGGCCAGCGACATGGTGGACTCCTGCCACGTCACCGCCTCGAAATACGGGTCCGTGTCGTATGTGCACCCCGATGAGCAGACGCCGCCGGTGTAAGGGGACGTATGAGCAGCGAACGCCGCGAACAGCGCCTCCACCCTCGCCATCACCACCGAGCGCCACCAGGCGGCCGTGTAGCCGGCGCCCGCGAAGGCCCAGTAACCGTACTGCGTGCCATTGCTCCCGGCACCGTACCCCGAGCCGGTCGTGATGTAGCTCGGCAGGTTGCTCGCCGGGTTGCTACCGCCGAAGGCCTCAGACCAGATCATCACCGCGAAGCGCTTGCCCGGGTAGTTGGTCTGGATGTACGTGCGGATCGTGTCGATGTAGGTCCAGCTGTAGGAGCCCAGCGTCGCATTCTCGATCGCGTTCCAGTACAGGATCATCAAGTAACCCTGCACATTGGCCTGCGAGAGGCATGAGTTGATCTCGCCCTCGACGAGCCCCTCGGAGGTACCCCAGTTGGAGGACGATACGACCTGATTGCTCAGGCAGTAGTGCCCGGGGTGCCACTTGACTCCGGTGCCGCCGCCCCCGCCGCCCCCGCCGCCTCCGCCTCCAGAGGCCGAGGCCTTGTAGGTAGCGATCACCGCGCCCCAGATCTGGCTGTTGCTCATCGTGCCATACGCCGCCGCGACGCCGGTGGTGGCGGTCGTATTGATCTGGTAATCGGAGTCGATAGCCTGGTAAGGCGTGCCGGCGGCGTTGGAGAAGATCGAAATGAACGGCGAGTTATTGCCGCCGGTCGGCGGGAACGTGCCCCCGGTCAGGTTGTCCATGTTGCCGGACATCGCCGTCACGACGAACTCGCTACCCTGCGCCAGCGCCGCGGTGGTGCCGGTGGTGGGCGTCGCGCTGGTGTTCGCGCTGAGTGTTGACTTCTGATCGAGCGAGTCGGTACTACCTAAGCAATTACCCTCGAGCACCTCGATCGCGTAGGAACTGGCTCCCACCGTGCCACTGCTCGCGGTGGCCGTGATCGTGTGCGAACCAGCGTTCGCGTTGAAAAGAGTGTAGATGCCGACGTCGATCTGGTTGCCGCGCTGTACCACGGCGTCGCCAGTGTACGCGCCCTGGGCGTCTGAGACTGTGATCGTCGGATTAGTGCCGCTGGTATCCGAATGTGCCAGCGGGACGAAGAGCGCGTCGCCCGCTACAACACCTGTAATCGTCGCTGAGACTGACAGGGCGCCAGCGCTTAGGCCGCCGCCGGTGACCTTCTGCACGACCGTGGGGATGCAGCTGCCGCTTGGGATACCGCCCATCGGCAGGCTCTGCGCGCATGTGAGCCCGCACCAGAGGAGCAGCAGCGGCGATAGCCAACGTCTCACCGCGCCACTCTCCAATTAACGCTTAGCGCCCCTGGGGTGATGGAGCTCGCGGTTTCGTTGCACAGCTTGACGTTGAAAGTATTTGTGGTGAGCCAGGGCCTGATCGTTATACCGCCGTTCGTCCCGCCGCCGTAACCCGTAACCCCCGTGGGATCAGAAGCGTAGGCTACCTCCATTGCATCAGTGGTAGCCACCCCGGTCGCGGTCGCCGTTGTGGCGCTCGCGCTGCAACTGTTCGCTGACACGGCAGCGGTTGGCAGCGCAGTGGCCCCGGCAGCAATCGTCTGAGCGCCCGCAGCGGTGCAGTTCGCATTGCCGTTCGCCGCGACGCCGGTCGCCAGGGGCGTGCCGCCCGAGCACTGCGTCGGCGTCGCGGCCAGCGCCGCTGCGGTGGTCGCGGCGATCGAGCCGGTGCCTGAGACGCTCAGAGATCCGCCGGTGCCCATGACCAGCGCATTGGCATTGATGCCGGCGGTCACGGCGCTGAAGGCGGGCGAGCCGCCGCCGCCAGGGGGCGCGGCCCATGTGCCATCGGCGCGCAGGTAGTTCGTCGTGCCGCCGCCGGATGTTGAGGTCAGCAGCGTGAGTACTTGCGCGACGGTGCAAGCGATCGGCGCCGCAGCCGAGCCAGTGTTATTGCACAGCAGCGTGTCGGCTGTTTCGTTCGCCATCATCGCCAGCGTGACCGCGCCCGCAACGGTCGAGGTCGCGACGATCGCGCCGGTGCCCGACGTGCTCAGCGAGCCGCCGGTGCCAATGACAAGGGCCTGCGCATTGGTGCCCGCCGTGACGGCGCTCCAAGCATTCGAGCCAGCGCCCGTGCAATTAGCGTTGCCGTTCGCCGCGACGCCGGTCGCCAGGGGCGTGCCGCCCGAGCACTGCGTCGGCGTCGCGGCCAGCGCTGCGGCCGTTGTTGCGGCAAGCACGCCGCTGCCGGTGGCGTTGAGCGAGCCGCCAGTGCCGATGTGCAGCGTGGCGGTGTTGGTGCCGGAGGAGACCAAAGCGAAGGACAACGCCCCAGCGCCCGGGCACGCCGTCAGCGATGGGGCGGAGGTGAGGTTGTTCCATTGCAGGCACCAGGTGCCGGTCGCGCCGGGCAGAAGTCCCGAATAGCTGGAACCATTGGCATAGACCACCGAGTACTGCGGCGTCGGCGGTTGCAGCGCTAGGAGGTCGAGGTTGAGCTTGCCGAAGGCCAACCACGAATCATCCCCCTGGGTGCCGTTGCCTGGATTGCTGGTCGTATTGCACTGGGTGCTGGTCGCGTTGATGCAGTACACGTACTCCGGCGCCTGCGCGCGCGCCGTGACGTGGTAGACGCCAAGGAGCGCTGCGCACAGCGTTAGCAGCAGTCGCCTGATCACGCGACCTCCGGCTGCACGGCCACCTCGGCCGTGAGCCCCGCTTGCACCGTCTGCGCCCAGATCGGCTCGGTCAGCGTGAAGAGGTGCGCCGGGTACTGCGAATACAGCACCATGCCATCGCTGTTGGTGCTGGGGGCCGAGGCGGCGCACGCCACCATGACCTCGGCCTCGTCGGCGTCCGGGGAGATGAGCTGCACGGTCGCTGGCCCGGTGCCGACTTGCTGCCAGGTACCGGCGGTGACTGTTGAACGTATGGACATTGTCTCAATCTCCTATCGCGATCCACTCGCCGCTCATGTTGCCGCTGGAATCGGCATCCAGTACAGCCAAAAAACCATTAGTCGCTAGATTCGCATAAGGTATGTTCCCGAATCCATATGTGCTTTTGGTGTTGCGATTGCTGAAGGCGGCGGCAAAATAAATGTCATTCGGGAATGGAGTTAGGAAAGTGATCGGCTGTGTCGAGCTCCCCGTATACGTGTTCCCAGGCGTCACGAATCCCCACTTGATGATGACCGCCCCGTGAGGGGCGCCGGCGACGTTGATGGTTATCGAGCCGCTCGTGCCAACGGTGCCGGTCACGAGCGCAGCGGCTATCGCGGATTGCACAAACGCGGTCGATGCGACCTGCGTCGTGCTGGTGCTGCTGGGTGAGGCGGTGGGCGCGGTCGGCACGCCGCCGAGCGCTGGGGAAGCGGCCAGCACGTTCTTCACGAACGCGGTGGTCGCGAAATTCGCGCTGTTGTCGCTCGAAGTCTGCGTCGCCCCTGTCTGCGATGTGCCGGCTAGCGCGACGCTGGTGATCACGTCGCCGACGCGGTTCACCAAGATCGCATTGTTGACAATGCTCTCGTTATCGCTCAGGGCCTGCAGCGCCCACTGGGTGCTAGTGGTGGCCGCTAGCCAGAGGCCCTGGTTGGTAGGGGCTCCGGTCGTCGAGAAGAAAAGCTCGGGGAATGTCGAGGCCAGTATGATCGGGCCGGTGATCGTCTGCGCCGCGCCTCCATACGGGTTGAGCAGCACAGCGTTCGCAATGGCGACTGATACGCTGGTCAGCTGAAAGTTGGTCCCATCCCATACGACCGTGACCATGCCGCCCGCGGGTATGTCCCCGGCGGCAAGGGCCGCAGCGGCATACGGCTGCACAATGGTCCCGACCCCAGCGCCGTCATTAAATGTGCTGCTGCCAGTGTTGGCGCTGCCAGGAGCCTTGAAGGTGATCGGCATGCCGATCACGTGCGTGACGAGCGCCGGCGACAGCGTGACCGAGTAATTGTTCGAACCGCCGACCGACGCGGCCGCGTAATTGTAGCTCTGCGACTGCGCCTGCGCTGGCTGCACGAACTGCGCCAGTCCTCCGGCCGTAGGCAGCAGCGTCACGGTGTCGCCCGAGGACCAACTCAACCCCGTCGTGCCCTCCTGCGCCCGCACCACCGTCCACGTAGTGCTCGAATCGGCCGTGACCTTTATGATCTCGTCCGCCGTCACGAGGCCCGCGGTCAGGTGCTCCAAGGTCGCGATGAACCAGTTACCGCTGCTGAGCGTCGGAAATGTAGCGTTCGACGCCACCGTGATCGTGGTGGCGGAGGAGGTCGCGGAAGCGACGAGGGTGGTGACGCCGTTGTTGCTGAATTGCTGAATGCCGCTGCCGGTGGCAGCGTTCGCGCGCCCATCAATGCTGAGCGCGCCGAGGCACAGCGCCAAGCCTAGAAGCAGTTTTCGCAGCATTGTGGTTTCAAATTCCTTTCAAGACAAACTGGTTGAGCGGCCAGGAGTTAAGCGGCACTGTGTTGAGCGGCCCCAGCTCGTTCTCAAATATGTTCCCCGTGATCAGCACCCCGGCCGGCCGCGGCATCACCCCGGAGTACTGGATGATCGCCAATTGCGCGGCGGTCGGCTGGAAGAGGAACACGTAGGTCAGCGTCATGTTCAGATTATCCTGAACGTACACCACCCCGAAGCCGGCAAAGAGCGCCGTCAGCAACTGGTTCAGCGCCTGCACTGATACGTTGCCGATGTTGGCGGCCGCCTTGACCAGGATCAGCGTCTGGTAGTCAGCGTCGTCCAGCGTGATGGGGCCGCTGGGGGTCGAGATCACGCGCGATACCCCGACGATCGTGCCCCACACATTCAGCCCGTAGCCGACCGCGCTCCTGACGTTCCAGATGTACTTGAGGAACGCCTGAAGGTTCGGCACCGGGTCCACCGCCGCATCGAATGAAGAGATCAGCGCGACGAGGATCGGAGTGCCCGCGAACCGGTTGATCAGCGTTTGGCTCCAGTTCTTCACACCAGCATCACCACGACGCTCGGCGCCGTCAGCGTCGGCATCTGATCCACGCCCATCGTCACGATGCCGCTGGCGGGATTGGCGTAGTTGTAGTTCATGGCTATCACTACGGCATTCGCGGGCGCTGTGCTGTAGGTGATGCTGATTGCACCGGTGGCGTAGTTGATAGTGGAGCCCGCGGCGATGCCTGTCCCCACGAGATTGCCATTGCCATCGTCGGTCGCCATCACCGCGCCGGCGGCGATAACCACGGCCCCCGGGACCACCGCCAGGTGAGCGGCTGTGTGCGCAAAAGTAACGGTCGAGCCGTTGCCAGTCCCCACGACCTCGCCGGGAACTGCGGTCTGCAGGCCCACCATGATGCTCTCGATATTGACCGCTGGGCTGATCAGGTTCATCTGGCTCGCGTAGCGCGAGCCTGAGATGGTGAGCCCGATGCCCGCCGGCACAGAGCTCGCGGCATCGGTGCCGGTGAAGGTCGCCAGCGCCGCCGCTTGTATCAGCGCCGCTATATTGGGCGGCAGCAGCGCGTTGTTCTGCAGCGCGACCGCTATGTATATCGGTGTCGGCGTCGGCGTGAGCCACGTGACCGGGTACTGAGGCTGCGAGCCGACAGGGTAGGAGGTGTCGGCAACGGTGTAGGTCGTGTTGCCGTTGTAGCCACAACCCCCGCTCTTCTTGCTCCAAATCGCCTGCGCAACGGCCGCTGCGACCCCGCCGTAAACGCTCACCAGCACCGAGTGCGGAACCACCGCGTAACCGGTCGCCCCGACGTTAACCGTCGCGCTGGTGGGGTTGTCGACAACGTAGGCGGACAGAACGTTGGGCACCGCCAACACGGCGCCGTAAATGGCCGCGGTCTGACCCTGCGAATTGATCGCTACGGAATTGCGCCGCCGGTTCTCAAACGCCGCGCGCCCCTCGGTCAGGTTCCCGAGCGCGGCCGCGCTGGCGCTGACCACCTGGTCCCAATTATTGACCTGCGTCAAGATCGTGCAAGGCGTGTTCCCGGGCCACGGGATCGGCCCCGGCGTCGTGCACTGGAACGTGCCAGCGGTCTGCCCGGTGGGACCCAGGTTAATGGGGCCGTTGGCGGCCCAGGAGTAGCCGCTGGGATCTTGGATCAACGCGCCGGCCGGGATCATGACATTGGCCCCGCCGATGCAGGTCACGGTCTTCACGGAGCCCGCGGCAGCTATGCGCGTCAGGAAATAAATGGCACCGATCGCATCCTGCCACGCCCCTTCGGCCTGGTCCGGGTCCACCATGCTGGCCGCGTAGGCGATCTGCCCGTTGGCGTCGCCTATGATCGCCGTGTCGCTCGCGATCACCTGCCCCTGTGGGGTGGTGGGGGCGGTGTTGAGCGCGCTGCCGTAGGCGGCGGTGAAGTCCGCCGCGCGCCCGGCCAGCACCGCCGCCTCGGTCGGCACCACCGGCATGCCGTTGACCCACGTGATCGGCGGGACGTTGGTCGTGGGAGCAGCCACGCTTAAACCCCGCCAGGAGGAAGGTAGAGCGCGATCATCGGCAGCTCAGGCCCCGGGCAGTAGGCACCGACGCTGGCCAGCGTGATCTCGTTCCCGTCCGTATCGGTCACCAGCATCTGCGCAACCAGGCCGCGCTTGACGTTGGTCCCGCCGACCGAGGCCTGCGCGGTGGCCACGTCGGGCACCGTGAGGGCTGCGGCCTCCAGCTGCGAGGTGACGTAGGAGGTCGGTGGGCGCTGCCCCAGGATACCTTGCCAGTACGGGACGCCGAGGCTGTTGTCGTACCAGCACTCGCCGAGGAACGCGCTCATCGCGGTGGCCACGTCCTGCGCGATCGCGTAAGGGGCGCTCGCGACCGCGATGTTGCCGACGGCGTCGAGACAGCTGTCACTGGTCGTCCAATCGAGCAGCCAGGTTGTATGGTTGATCATGGAACCGGCGGCCCGGTGTCGCCACTGATCGTCCCGCCGGTATGAATATGCGTACCGAGCACGACGCCTAGAGCGTCAGTGATCTCACCCGCGTTACTTACCGTAGCGCCGTTGGCGTTAATTGGACCTGTCATGTTGATCTGCGCCCCTTGTATAGTGATCGTGTTGGGCGACAACAGTGTAATGCCCTCCGCGTTCGCCAGAATGTACTGCGTGATCGCCGCAGCGCTGACGACTGAGTACAGGTAAACCAGGTCCGAAATGTCGTGCGTGCGCGCCGAACCGGGGCCCGGGATTTGGTCGTTGCTTGGGGTAGCCAGCGCCGCTCCCAATGCGAGGACAGAGGAAATATCGCGGTCGCACGCGATCGCCAGCCCAATGTCATTCACTGCCGGATCGACAACGATGGCGGTGGCGCCGGCCTGGATGCGGCAGAACGTGGCCCCATACGTCACGCCTAGCGCCCAGAGCTTGCCCGAACCATCGACCGTCTGCACCAGCGGCTGCACGTCTACCGTGCCGATCACGGGTGGAGTGCCCGCGCCTGGGTGCACCGCCACAACCTTTACCGGGATCGCGGTGCGGACGTCTTTAATGAGCGAGAGGATCAGGGCATGTACGCGCCGCGCCTCGGTCGTGATGCTCGAGGGGTCAAAGTTCGTAAACACCGCGCTCACGTGCCGGCTCCAACGCCGGGCGGCGACAGCACCATGGTCGTGAACCACGGTCCCCTATCGAGCATGGTGGACAGGTCGTGCTGAAGCCCGCTGACGCTGGCCCAAACGCCGTTAGCCTTCGGGATAGTCGACCCGACTACGTTCACTAACCGCCCCACGGTTGCCTGCGGATTGAATAGGGAACGGACAATGATGCCGAGCGGCCAATACTCCGGATACCCAATCATGCGTGGCGTAGTACCGGGGCCAACGTTTAATGTCACGTCATCCGGCGTCCCGTTGGGCGGCCACAGCCAAACATTCGAGCCCTCGATCTTCCAACGCAAACCGGCCGCGTCCGCAATCTTTCTGATCTGATCGACCACTGAGCCGTAGGTTGAAGGATTACGCAGTGTGCCGGTCGCGCCGCTGGGATTATTCAGGGTCAACCCGGGTGGCGGCGCAGCGGCACACAGCGAAGCGATCCGCTGCGCGGCATCCTGCTCGCCCGGCTGCGACTGCGCCGCAATTGGCGCGGCTGCTAAGTACACCGCGGCGACCGTGACATTGAACGATGACTCGGGCGAGTCGCTTAGATCAATGAACGATGCCAAGATCGGCGCGCCGTCGATGACCTTTACCAGCGAGCTGCCGAGATCACCAGCCTCAATCGTAAGAGTATCCGGAGTAACACCCACGGCCCCGGCGCCGCCTATCGCACCCGGAATCTTGGTGGAGTACGCATCCATCTGCCCCATCGACAGGCCCCAGATTTTGACCTGCGCGTGTACACCTAGCGGACCGTCAAAAGCCTGGATGCTCGCAATGGCCCGCAGTCCCTGCACGGTGAAACTACCGGATGGTGATCCTGGAAACGGGGCCGCACCGCTGAAGGTAAAGGCCAGGACCTTTTCCGTGAACGCCATTCAAGCGGACTCGTAGACCAGGATGTAGCGCGTACCAAGACCCTCGTAGTACGGGTCACAGTCACCCTGCGTGTCGACGAAGTACAGCCAGCCAGCGAACCCGAGATACGCCTGCCGCACGAGCCCGACGCGGTCGTTGCAGTAGCGGCCGGAGATAACTGGCGCACCACTAACGCTGAGGCTCGCAAACAGCCCCGTGGCCATCTGTTGCAGCGAGATCTCACAGTCCTGGGTACCGAGCGTCGCCTCAAACGTCTGCGCCGGCAGCGCCTGAAGAGGGATGACTTGCTGCGTCACTGCGCTGCCCCCGACGGCGGCGACCCACCGTTGCCCATAGCGGTGATACCAGCGGCAACCTGTTGCGGGTTGGTATACTGCGCTGGTACAAATGGCGGATTAGAAATCGCCGCTTGCTGCGCTAAAGACGGAAATGCGGGCGATAACGAGCCAAGATCAACCGGAGCCTCGCCTTGCGGCTCTGTGGTCGGCGGGGCACTCACCATGACGTTGGTCGACCGCTCCTCCTCCCACTGCGTATCGGCCCAGATCGTCATGGCGCCGCGCTCAGCCTTACGGGCGTAGCCATAACCCTTCAGCGCCATGTTATCATAGGAGTCGTTAGGAAGCGCGAGCGTTATGGTCTCTGTCCCCTCGCGCAAACTTTTCAGCGTCGAGAGGAAGTCAGTGTATGCCATCTTCTTGCCCTGGCACGCCAGCAGCAGCCGCACGCGCGCCGGGTTCTGCACGCGGTTGTAAGCCTCGAACTGCCCCCGCTCGATCGGATGTGAGTTAATGGTAGAGTCAGCGCTGACCTCGAGTTCAACTACGGAGTCTGGAATCAGAAAATAGTTTAACTCACCGGTGTCGTTGCTCGCATTCAAAAAACCATAGTTCGGGTCTAGGGGCTCTAAGTTCAGCCCCGTGTACAGTGAGCTACTGCCGAACACGGTTCCCGGCGGGAGCCCGAGCTGCGCGGCGAGCGCCGCATTCAGCCCTGGACCGCTTGCGGCGGCGCTGACCACGGCCGCGGTCTGCTGCCGCGCAAGCAACGGCACCCCTGCCATCGCCGGCACATTCGGGTATTGCGCGCTGAAGCCCGGCGGGTTATCGACAGTGATGCTGCTGTCAGCAGTGACGTCGCTATCGGCGGTGAAGGGTACGGACATTATTGCGAACCGCGCGTGGCCAGGGTCATCGTCTGCGTCGCCAACGGCCCCAGCAGTGGCTGTCTTGCTAGCGAGCGGCGCATATCGCGCGCCATGTCAACGCCGTTAGTTGCGTTGCTCGCGACGTGGATGTCGCCAATGTTGATTTCGTGCGTCGAGGTGCTGGTGCTCTGCGTGGACCCATTGCTAGCGGCGGCGAGTGCGGCTTGTGCAAAGGCGAGTCGCCGAGGGCCGGACGCATCGTAGACTATTTCGTCGAGCCGCTGGAATATGGCCGTTGCTTCCGCCAGGCTATGTGCCTTAGCCATCATCTCTCGCGCCTTCTTATACTGAGGCTCCGTCAACGAGAACTTAATCTGATCCCAGAATTGCTTGTCGTTTGACACACCGCTCTGCGGCCCCATACGGTAGCCGGCAAACTGTTCAAAGTTTTTCTGTCGCGAGGCGTCCCATTGCCCGAGGCCCTTGTGACCGCTAGGATTGGTCACCAATGGATCCATGCTCGATTCTTGCGACCAGTTACCGACCATGGCCGCCGCCTCCATGGCTGGGACCCCTTGGCCCACGAGATACTTCAGTGCAGCCGCTTGGCGCGCGACCGCGTCGGCTGGTAGCGGCTTGATGGGCTGCACACCAGTGATCGCGTCCATACCTTCGACCACCTTGTGACCGAGCCAATCCATGGCCCCCGGAATCGCGTGCACAATCGAGCCTACGTAGATGACCAGGGTGTTGGTGAGGTCGAGCAACTTGGTCAGCAACTCGACCACCGCCTGCATCAACCCCTGCTCGCCGCCATAGGCGGTCTCGGAGAGGATGTCTTTCTCGATCCCGAGCTTGCCCAGGATCGTCTGGCTCTTCAGAGACTCCTGCAGCGTAGTACCGAGCTCCACGCCCTTCTTGCTATCAATCCACTTCTTAATTTCGGCAGGCGTCGTGGTCGGGTTGGTGGCCAGAGCGACCATAGCATCGTTCATCCCCGCCTGCTGCGCAAGCGCCACCAACGCCCCCAGCGGCTTGGAACCGGGGCCGATACCAAACTTACTCTCCGCCGCCAGCTTGTTCACCCGCGTGAAAAACGCCTCGATATCAGCGCCCTTCTGCAAGCTCCACGGCACGCGCAAACGCGTCAGCGCAGCCAGCTGCGGGGTGGCGTTGCCGACGCCGATGCCCATGCCCATGATCGCGGTCTGCAGGCTCGCAATGCCGCCAGAAATCTCCATCGGGTTGGCGCCCACGGTCTTCGCCGCTTCGGCCCAGGCCCACATGTTTGCAGCGCTGGTGCCGGTGAGCTGCGCCTGGCGGTCTATGGCAGCGTTGTTTGCCGTCATGACCTTATTGAGGTCCCACATCTCATAGCCGACCACGCCGACGGCCGCACCGAGTATTGCGGTCGGCGACAGCAACGCGCCGATGCCCCGCGTCACGGCGCCGAGCGGCCCACCGACGCCGCCCGCGACGCCCAGACTTTTGCCCAGGCCAGTGACCTTCTTCGACAAGTCCTCGATTCGCGATACACCCGAGCCTATGCTCGTGCTCTTGGCAAGGTCGCGGAACGCGTCCCCCACGCTCTTGACGGCGTCCCCGCCGCCCTTGCCCGCGCGCTTCGCGCGCGTCTCGAACTCCTGCATCTTACCAAGCGCCTTGACCTGGTCAGCGCTGAACCTGCTGGTGTCGATGCCCAGTTCTAAGAACAGCGAATCAATTATAGTCGGCATGGCTCACCGCCCTTTGTTGGCGCTCTTCGCCGCCAGGTACTCGTTGTGATTCGCGACCGCACGGATCTCGAACATCGTCCACAGGTCCTCGAGCCCGTAGATGGTCTGCAGCTCATATAGCGTGGCGTCATTCGCGGCGACCACCGCGGCGACCACCGCGTTGACGCTCGCGGTCCTTACTTGTTTGGGGCGCCGCTCGCCACCGGTGTCGAGCTCGGGGAAGCGGCGGGCAGAAAAAAACCGAACATCAACTTGAGCACCTGCCCCTTCAGAAACAGTCGCGTGCTGAAGTCCTCGATGTCATTCTCGACCAGCCCGCGCGTCACCTTGGGCTCGGCGATCGTCACGCACTCCATCAGCTCATCGGCCAGCCTTATCCCCAAGCGCGAAGGCATCTTGATCGCCTGGCTCGCGATCGCGTACGCTGTGGGACCGGCGCCGAGCGAAAGGATCTCGGGCGGGATCTCTACCCCCGCGCGCCCCAGCCCGAATACCGCTCGCATGACCCAGTGCTCGGTGCGCATCGCGGGCCACTCTTTGAGGTGATAGGTCTTGCCAGCGTCCCGCCCCTCATTGATCGTGACGTCTAGCTCCTTGAGCGCCACGCCCTCAGGTGCTCGTGGTCTGCCATCCGGGGTTGGCGGTCATCGTGACCGTCAGCTCCTCGGCCACCTTCTTGAGCGGCGGCATGAACGGCAGCGTCTCGCAGTACACGTCCTCGAGGTTGACGTCGAGACCTAGATTCGGGGAAATAATTTTCATGCTTGCCGCAATGACGTCAGTCTCCGCATCCTGTGCTGCCTTCCAGGCGTAGAACGCCGCTATTGAGTCCGAGTTCGCCTGAAACATTATGCGGAACTTGGCGAGGTTGAACACGTACCCGCCGACCACTTCCCCGTCCGCCCCCACGCGCGACTCGGTGAGGGTCTGCGGGTCGGGTTCCAAGATGTCATTGACCGCGAAGTTCTGCAGCAGCACACCGGAGCTAAAGACCCCGGGGATGGTGAGCGTGATGGACGTATTTGCGCTAGTGATTGAACCGGCCATTGCTTGGCCTCCTTACTGAATGACCAAAGATGGCATAGTGATCGACTGAATCGACTCGCCATCCTGATAGAGCAGGATCGCTGGGGGCGATTGCCGCGCCGCGCGCACATTGGCCGCCGTGCCAGCGGCGTCGGTATACAGGTAGTAGCCCTGCGCCGTGATGGTAGGTGAGACGTCAGAGCCGACGAGGTCGATGACCTGCGCGATCTGCGAGGCCGAGAGGTTTACGCCCTTGCGGATGGTGCCGAAGTTCAGCGCCGCCTTTATCGCCGGTGCGCAGAAGCTGGCCAGCTGCGCGTCACCGTCACTGTTGTACGGCACCTGCCCCACTGACCTCAGGCCGTCGACGATCCCGACCTGAAGGTTCGAGTTGAGCACGATCTGCCCGTAGTACGTGTCGGCCCACAGCCACTCGCCCGAGATTGACCCCGGCGTCATCCAGTCCGCGTTGTTCGCGGGGTTATTGCTGCCGAAGGCGCCGTAGACGTTGTAACCGTTGGAAGTGACGTTGCTGTAGGTCAGCGAGTCCGTCACGCTCGGCGCCAGTCCCGCGAACTCCCTGAAGCACAGCGTCGAGCGCCCGTTGCGCTGGTTCATGTTCCACGAGGCGGCCCAGCTGGCGGCGGCGGCCGCGTGCACAGCAGCGCCGTACACCGGCAACGTACCGATGATGGAATTGGCCTTGAGCCAACCGCCGAACGAACTGGGGTTGTTGAGCACGTCGGCCGCCGCCCCCGTATCCCACGATATATAGCCATAGCGCGGGGAGAGTGAGTTAGACCAATTGGCGAATGCCTCCTGCTCGTTCAGTGAGCTCATCCAAGTGGTGAAAAACGAGGCAAAATTCTGGAAGTTCGCAACTAGCCAATTCATCTGCGTCGCGGGTACCGCGGCCGCCGCGCCCTGGCTCAGCGTACCGCCGCTGGCCGCCGCCAAGCCAACGCCCGCGGCCAGTGTGCCGGTGCAGTAGGTGATGGTCTCGAGGACGCCGGTGGCGGTGGAGGTGATGAGGAACGCCTGGTGCAGCGCGTCGTAGGTGATGGTGAAGGTGGGCGCGGTGAAGGCGGCCAGCATGTCGGCTGCGGCGGCGCTGAAGCTGCTGGCGGCGGACAGGTTGATCGAGGACGAGGTGAACACCGTACCGGCCACCGTGATGATGAGCGTGCCGGAGGCCAGCGCCTGCAGCGCGGTCAGCGTCGCGGGGGTGCTGGCGGCGCCGAGTAGCCACCCAGGGACCGCCGCCTCCGCGTACCCCAGGAAGTAGAGCATGCCAGGGGAGGCCAGCGCGTTCTCAGGCCCCTGGAAATAAATGCTCGCGATCGCCGCCTCTGGGCTCGCGGAGCCGAAGTAAGCGGCCACGTCAACGTAGTTCGGGAACCCCAGCACCTCGTTCTGCGGCGCATAAATACTTTCCGACAGCACCACGGCGCTCAGGTCCACCGCGGCCCCGCCGGCTGAGATCACGCCGGGGATGATGTCAGCGACGGTAGAAAACGGGATCGTAGGCATTGAATTGCTCCGCTTATATGGTTAGTGCAGCCAGGACCTTGAGCCGCCCGTGCCTTACGGCACCCAAGCGCACCAGCTTCCGGGCTCGACCGTCAATGTATAGCTCGCTGAATTTGATTGTGCATAAACAGTCAAGATATTGGCCGCAATGGCGGAATTCTGCAGCACGAACGACAGGTGCGTCCTGTAGGGCGTGGTCGCCGCGGTAGCGGCCAGCGCAGTAGTGACAGCGGTGATCGTGGTGTTTGCGATCGTCGTGTAAGCGGGGGCCGTGTACGCACCAGCGCTCGAGGAAGCATTGACCCAGAGATCGGTCGGCGTCGCAGAGAGACCGGCGGCGAAGGTCGCGGTGCCGGAGGTCGAGCTGTCCTCCCAGATTAAGTCGCACTCCCCGGCCACCACGGTCGAAGCCTGAGTGGTCGGCAGGGCGAGGACCGCGGTGTAGGTTGTGAGCGCCGCGTTGGTGTAGGCAGTAGTGAGGAATGCGGGCGAACATGGCGTTGCCGAGTCCGTGCCCGTCTGCCCGCTCGAATTCATCGCCAGAATGCTGACGCAGTCCCCGGGCTGCGGGGCAAACGCGCCCGTGGTACCGAAACGCCACAGCCCACCGGGCACCTGCGCACCCGCCGCACAAGCGAGCGCCGCCAGCGCACCGGCCAACATCAATGAACGAAGTATCTTCATGTCAGTATGTCCTCAAAGAGTGAAAATGTTTAGACTCATTGCGTGCAAGCCTGCACCACCGGCGAATCGTTCTGCAGCCTTACGACGGCCAGGCACCAGTCGGGCCACTGCTCAGGGACTAGCACCACGAGCCACACTCGCAGCGGGCCACCGCGCACTTCCGGGAACTGCAACAGGTCGCCGCCCGTGCCATCCACGCGCACCGCGGTGGCCGCGGCACCCCGGAGGTACACCTGGCGCAGCACGCCCTGGATGTTGAGTTGATCCATGTGCGCGAGCTGGTCGGTGGGCAGCGGTTGCACCTGTCCCATGAGCCCCTTCAGCGGAGCGTAGGTGGGCGCAGACTGCCCACTGCTGTTCGGCGCGGCGGCGAGCAGGTACTTGCGCCACCCTATGGACTGATCAGGGTTCACTGCTCCAATGGCGCCGCGGACGATTCTGTGTAGATCCATTTTATTTCACCGCCGTTCCGCCCGTGAACTCCTCACCCGCCGCACCCGTGCCGTGAGCGATGGTCGCCACTAGCGTGCCGGTGTCGTCGAGCGGCGTGCTGATCGTCACGGGGAGGGACTTGGCGCCGAACCCCGGGTTGGTCCTGCGCGCGCGGCGCACGCGCGCGGCGATGGTCGCGGGCTTGAGGGGTGGGGGGATGCGCGCCGCAATCGTCTGCACCACGTCGCCCGCCGCAGCCGCGCCCACCGCGTCCAGCATGCCGTCGAGCGAGATAGCCCGACGCACCACCGCCTGCGCTCCATCGGCCAGGTCACGCGCCCACGCGGCGCGCTTGGCGTTGCGAGTCGAGCGCAGCCAGGAGCGTTGCGGGATGCCGACCTCCGGCGCGCCGAACTCGTGGACGGTGCCGACGTAGGCGATGGAGGTGCCGTCGGGGTACTTCTTACCGGCCGGGATACCGACCTTGGCCACCGCGCCCTTGAACATCTGCGCGCGGTCGTTGAGCGCCTTGGCGATCTTGGCGAAATCGAGCTTGTTCTTGGCCATTTACGGTTCGTCCACGCCCGCTGTATTGACGCAACGACCGGCGCGTATGTATCCGTGCCAGCAGCCCGCACAATTAATTGACGGCGTAAAGGTTGGTGCCTCGCGATTACCATTCCACGCCCATTGCGCTACACCACCGTTCTTATTCTGCGGGTCATGCTTCAAAGCTGTGCGCCCTACGATAATTTGGTTGCCGCAACGGCGGTCGTGCTTAGGGCACTGAAACGAAAACTCCTGCTCTTTTCCAGGCTCCGCCAGCGACGTTTCATAAATATGCTCAGTGTGCGGGTGGAAATGTACCCTGGCATCGCTCACGCCGCGTGCCCGAGCGGGACGCCGCTACTACCGACGAACCCGTGCCAGTTACATCCGTCATGAAGCAGGATCGAAGGGGTCAGCACCAGGTCGTCAAGGCTCGTGCCGCTCACAATCCAATACGTCGGCTTGCCGTCCTTGCCTACGCTCAGCGGAGAAGGCGCGTTGCGACCGGCGAAGCCGACCAGCACGCCGTGACCGTTGGTCTCAAAACAGGCGGGGCAGTCGAACCACAGGCCGTGCGCGTTGGCTGGATCGTCCGTGTGCTGGTAGACGTAGCGCTCCGACGTCGGCGACCAGAACTCCGGCACGCCGTTCTCATCGCGCCACACGTACATGCCCCGATCGTCGCGCTCGGTACTGGTGAGAGCCACGCAAAGTTTGAACCGAGCGTGCAGCTCCCTGAGCGATCGCACCTTCACGGCGGCACGTACGAGAACCGGCCGCTCGGAATATAGGGGCCGACGCTGGCAGCGATCTGCAGCAGCGACAGCAGCAGCGGACCGTACGGCGGGTTGGTCAGCAGCAGCGCGCTGAAGGCCGAGGAGCCGAACGCGGGTATCTGGAACGACACGCTAACGCTGCCCTCAGCGGCCTGCGATACCGGCCCAACGGCATCGTTCCCCTCGCCGCCCTCGGGCGACAGCTGCTTGGCAACCACCGCACCCATGAGGTCAGCAGCCTGCTGCCAGCGCTTCGTGCTCGACCCCAAGCCCCACCAGGCGGACGCGTACTGCGAGATCCAGTTGGCGCCCATGTCCCAGGCGAACTCCAGCGCCGCCTCCGGGAACCGCACCGCGTCGGCGAACGCCGGGAACTGCTTGCGGAAGTTCGCGTCGTTGTAGACCGGCGAATCGATGCTCATGGCTTGAGGCCGTGAGCCTTCACTCCGCCTGCAGCGGGGCGTCTGCCGGCGGGCTGCTGACCACGGGCGGCAGCGGGGACGACCTGGCGACCACGCCGCGCCCCAGCACGCGCGCAGCCCCCGCCGGGTACACGGGCACGGGCGGCTGTCCGGGCCGGTACTTCATGCCGCCGGTGATGATCGTGACGCGCTGCGGCCTGGGCGTCGCGTTGCGCCGCGCGTTCACCACGTTGTCGCTCAGGAATTTGCGCCCCGTGCGTTTGCTTGCCATGTTTCTGTCCGCTCCTTCAAAAAAGACTTTCAGTGACTGCCGTTGATGGCTTGCCTGACTGATGCGACGATGCTCAGCTCAGGCGGTCCGGGCGCGCGCGAACCGCCCGCCCACCGCGTGAACAGCGCCGCCATCACCGGCAGGTAGCCCGGGTCGGAGGCCACGACCCGCACCTCGCCGACGCACTCCCCGGTGCCCGCGATCTCGAACACCAGGTGCTTGCTGCCGTCGGCGACCTCGTGGACGCGGACGTTGACTCTCCTGGGCTCAGCCATTTTTGCCTGCTCATGTGATTGATGTGAAGACGCGCTTGACCAGCCAGCGGATCGGCACGTTTGCGACGTTGCCGTAGGAGTCCTCGACTGTGACCGTCAGCTGGTGCTCCTCGACGCAGCGCAGCGCGGACAGCAGCGCGTTCTGCGCCCCGGTCACCGTGATGCTCACGCTCGGGGCCGGCGTCACGCTCGTGGACGCCACGATGGGGGCGCCGGAGTTGATGTCGTCGACCCGGTACAAGATCGAGGTCGGCGTGAAAGGGGCGCCGGTCGACGCGGCGAAGAAGCTCGCGGCCACGACGCAGGTCGAACCCTCATTAAACACCGGGTCGGCGCTGTTGAGCCCGAGCGATACGTTGAAGGGGCAGTCGGCTTGCACTTTTACTGTACCTCGATCGGGGCAAAGATCGACCCACAGACCTCGACCGCGCCTGAGACGCACAGCTGCACCGGGCCGAGAGGTGGATTAACAACAGTTCCAATACCAGCGGCAAAGTCATCGGCCTCGACAATTGCGGCTGTCCCAATATCGACTACAAGGCCACTCGCCGCCACCGTGTCGACGGCTTCAGAAATCTCAGCCGAGCCGTAGCCGCCTGCCATGCCGACAGCCGCGACTGCGTCATCCGATTCGGCTAGCGACGCGACGCCGCTGACTCTGATGACCCCCGCGCCGCTAGCGAAGTCCTGGGACTCGGTGATCGCGGCCAGACCGCTGACGCTGACGCCACCGTGAGCGGAGGCTGAGTCAACGCTTTCTACAATCGCCGCAGCACCGACAACCGTAACGGTGCCAGCGCTCGAGCCGGTATCGTGGTTCTCGGTGATCGAGGCGGCGCCGGTAACACTGACGGCGCCGGCAGCATTGGCGACGTCCGGACCTTCCGCGACCGCCCCGACACCCGACGCGACAGTTGTACCGGCGCCCGCGGCAACGTCCGTACCCTCAACAATCGCCGCAGCCCCCGCAGTAGACACGGTGCCCGCGGCGCTGACCGCATCGACGCCCTCGGTGATGACGGCGCTTGCGCTGACCGCAACGCTACCGCTAGAAGTGCTGGTGTCCGGACCTTCGACAATCGAAGCCGAGCCACTCACATGGACAGTGCCGACGCCAACCGCGGTGTCGGCCCCTTCAACTATAGAAGCGGTTCCACCTGGGACGCCAACAGCGCCAGATGCCGCAACCGAGTCCGAAGTCTCAGCGATTGCAGCCACGCCGGACACAGACACAGCGCCGGTCGCACTCACGACATCGGTGGCCTCGGCGATACTAGCCGCGCCCGCTACTGACACGGACCCGGCGCCTGCTACGGCATCAAGGCCCTCCGTAATTGCGCTGACGCCGCTGACGCTCACCGCGCCGGATGCGCTTACGGTATCGGCCCCCTCCGTGATCGAAGCCGTGCCGCCGTTGACAGTCGTGCCCGATGCGGCAACGGTATCGGCGCCTTCGGCGATGCTCGAGGCACCGCTGACAGCGACTGACCCGACCGCGCCCGCAGTATCAGCAGTCTCCGCAATCGCGGCAGCACCAGCAACTGACTCGGCGCCAGAGGCTGAAACAGTATCGTGACCTTCAGAGATCCCCGCGAGGCCGGCCACCAGGAGCGTACCGCTCGCGGCAACTGCGTCGGCACCTTCCGTGATCCCGGCGAGGCCGGCGACCAGTACCGCGCCAGCTGCGCTCGCTGCATCCGCGCCTTCGGCAATTGTCGCGGAACCAGAGACCGACACGGTCCCGACGGCGCTCACAGCGTCATTACTTTCGGAGATCGCAGCAGAACCGGCGAGTATGGCTGTTCCGGTCGCGCCGTCGACATCGTTTATGTTGTTGCCGAAGCTGTCCGTTACCGGATTTCCAGAGCTGTCGAGCAACAACGAGCCCAACAGGTCGGCGGCTTCGGTGATCGCGGCCGAGCCTACGTACGCAGCTGCGCCGGCCGCCGATACGGTGTCTGCACCCTCGGTTATCGCGGTCGAACCGCTCACAGCGACTGCGCCAGAGGCGGCTACCGTGTCCGCGCTTTCCGTGATCACAGATACACCAGAGACTTTTACGGCGCCAGATGCCGCGACCGTGTCCGCGCCTTCGGTGATCGCGGACGCACCAGAGACCTTAACCGTGCCTACGCCTGCGACGGTATCGGAACCCTCAGTGATCGCCGCCGTGGCCGCGACTTTCACCGCGCCACTCGCCGAAACAGTATCCGCGCCTTCCGTGATTGCCGCGGAGCCGGAGGCTGCCGCGGCCGCCTGCGCGAGCGAGAGCACATACGCGCCATAGCGCATGTTCGAGCCGGCGGTATCTGCAAGGGTGCCGGCTATGGTCCCAGTCGCCCCAGCGCTGACGTTGGTTTTATCAGAGCTGAAGGCTGGCATCGCGAAAGAGCTGAAGCCGTTGTACGCCGGGCTCAAGAGCGGATTAGTGGTGAACCCAGTGGGCGGCGTGTAGGTGTAGGTGTCGGCTGTATTCCACCAGCAGTTGCCACCAAAAAAGACGACATCATCCCCAGCAGCGGCCGTCACCCCGGTGGCCGCAAGAGTGACCGAACCGGTGCCGGTACCGCTCGGCCCTGTGTCAGCCACCGCCGTGAATGGCGATGTCTGATTGCGCCCCGAATAAGCGCGGCACTGAAGAACGTAAAAGCAGGCTTGGTTGAAAGTGACCGTGTAGGTGCTCGGCTCGCTTCCGGTCGCGAGTTTCCAAGCGACCTGGACCGTGTGATTGCCGAAGACCGTGCTGTTCGCGATCTGCGATGTCCCAGTGACTGCGGCAAATCCGCTCGGCCACCCGGTAACAGTCGACGAGCCAAGCTCCAAGAGAGCGAACAGCAAAATGATGTCGCCGGCTGCGATGCCAATGCCGCTGACAGTTATCGTTCCGCTAGAGGCCTGCGATTCAGTGAAAGGCGTCGTCGGATAAGCTGCTGTACCGCGAAGCGCCATTTTACTGCCTCAAACCTGCGCCGCTTGTCGCGGATTTCATCGGATCAAAAACCGTTGCAGCTGTAGTCGAACTTCTCAGAAGTCAATGATGTCGCAGTGACTGTCAATACCGTCTTCGTGTAGCTGTAGGCGAAACCGGCGTCAACGGCCTCAGGGCTCACCTGGCAGTGGTTCCACGTCGCGTAGCCGCCGCCGGCGAACGTGACCGTGCACGACGTGTCGGTGCCGCTGCCGACCGTCACGGTGCCTGACGCATTAGTCGCGTTGGAGTCTATCGAAGGACTCGTCCCGCAAGCACTGACCGCGGGCGCGCTGCCGGAGAAGGAGTACTGGGCGCCGACCGTGCGGTTGTACGTCTGGGCGCTGTTGCTCCAGGTCGCGTTATACGGGACGCTGGAATTCCCGTACAGGTAGTCGGCCTCTATCAGCGTCTGACCGGAGACCGTGTTCGTCGCGCCACTGTTCGGCCATATCCCGCGCGCATTAACGTCGTAATCAGAGCTATCGAGATTAAACGCGACTCCCATTGCGGAACCAGTGAAGCCGTCCACTTGCAAGCTGTAGCACTTGCGGCAGTAAATGCCATTCGCCGTCGAGCCGTTGTAGGCATCGTAAATATGGGCGCCCTGGAACTCGCTGTTAGACGAGAAATAGAACATGTACCCGGTGCTCACCGGCGCCTGTTCCCAGCGCGCGTGCCCCCACGTGCTCGTAAAAGATGAAACGGTCGACGTCGTATCGTTGTTACAGACGCCATTATCACCAGCGACCCACGCCTCCTGGCCGTCGACGGTCGTGTTGCTTAAGCCGACGCCGGGATCGATCCGAATTAGGCAGGAGCCGGTGGCGTTGGTACCGGATTGCGTCAAGAGCTGGTCGTGCCAGTGCCAGTGGTCCTGATCCTCGTTTTCGTTCGGATCGTTCGGGTTCGGCGACCAGACCTCGGGATTATCAGCGAGGTTGCAGATTACCGGGCCCACGTCCGTATTCTCGCGCCCGTAGGCTCGTATGCCTATCGAGCCCGCCTGCGTATCAGGCGGTATGGCTGGGCCGCCGCTCCACGCCACGCCGCCCACGCCGACGCAGATGTCCTTCAGTTGGAATCCACCCACGTCCAACGCTTCAACCGCGATCTTGGTGTAGGTGCTGTCAAAGCTGATGAACCCGATACCCTCGAGGGTATCGTTGATGGTCTCCGCGCCGAGCGTGCCGAACGTGAAAGCCGCTACGCCGACGACCGTGTAAGTCAGACCGGTTGGCGTGCCGGTAGTCGTGACGATTGCGGCAGGCGTGGGCGATGCGTTCGTCTTTAGCGTGAAGCCGGTGCAGGCAGAGGCCGTGCCGGTCACGGCAGAAACATAGTAATAGCTCGGATTCGTGTATCCAGTGATTGAGCCAGAACCACCAAGCGTGCCGGAAATCTTAAGCCGATTGCCGACGGTCAGGCCTGAGCAACTGCTGGTGGTGAACGCCCCGGCCGTACTGGCGATAGCCACGCCGGAGACGCTGATGCTCGGCTCAAGATCAATCACCGTCGAGTAGTTGCCGCCGCCGAGCGAGTGCACGCCGATATTGGTCTCGACCACTCCCCACGAGAATTTGCACTCTTTCCCGGCTGGAAAGATCAGCGAGGCATAGCCGCCGCCGATGGAGGCGTCACTAGCGGCGGCGTACGCTGCCTGGACGGCTGGGGCATCGTTGTGCGAGTCGTCGCAGTACACGCCCCCGGCGTATGACGGGTTCGCGACGTCGTAATAAGAGCCCGGCGTCCAGTTGAGAGTCGTCGCGACGCTTCCGGTGCCGCTCGCGCTCACCACCCCGGTCAGCGCGGTGAGACCGCTGCCGCTCGATGGGTACGAGGCGGTGGTCTTCCACTGTGTGCCGTCGTAGTAGCCGTCCCAGACGCCCCAGTTGCTGGAAATCGGGAAGGTCGAGGAGCCGTCGATGTTCCCGGCCGCTGGCGTGACCGTGATGTTATAGGTCGCGGCATTGCCCGCGCAGTCGCCTATGGTGTACGCCTGCCCGGTCGTCGGGCTCGCCGGCAGGTTGACCGTGGTCGCAGCCGGCGTGCCCTTGTTGACGCAGACGTTGTAGTCGGCCACGGCCATGGTCACGGCGCCCGAGGCCGTCACGACGCGCGTAGCTTCGTAACCGAAAGTGTAGGTGGCCAGCTGCAGCGGCGTGGCATTTACCGTGACGCCGGCCTGGTCCTCTAGTATCCGGTCTGTGGGAGTGGCCGGCCCGGCGTTATTGTAGCCGCCAACCTCGGCCGCCCTCAGCGGCGAAAAAACGGCGCACGCTGAGAGTAGAAGCGGGAGGAGCAGCCTCCTCATTTACGCCCCGTTCGCCGTGATCGTGAAGCTTGTGATGCTGATGGTCTCGCCCGAGGTCCAGGCGACGCCGCCCGCGAAGTTCAGGTCGCCGCCCGAGACCGCGACGGTGCCCTGCGCCACCACCGTGGTACCGGCCGAGCTGATGCAAAGGCGCCAGTAGCCGGCCGTGCCAGCGTTGCCGGTGGCCTCCGAGGTGATCGCGCTGGCGGTGAGCACGCCAGCGGAAGGCGCTGCGCCGAACGGGTTGGAACAGGGGAGCGATGCGAGCAGCGTGCCGGAGGCCGCCGTGCCGCAATTCGCGGGCGCCGAGCCGGAGTAGATGAGCAAGTACGCAGTTGTGCTCAGTTGCGTTGTAATATCGGCAACGTTATTCGAGCGATGCGTCGTGGAATATTGGATCGCAATGGCTGCAAATACCTCGTGTTAGATTGATGTCACATCAAATGTACGGACAACGCGGCCTTCATCCATTTGATGAACCGCCTCTTCTTCCACGCTTGTCTCATAATCCGACTTTGTTCCGCGCGATTCGCTGGATCAGCATATCTGGCGCTTTGTGCCACGCTCATCTTGGCCTTCGTTTCTTCGCTCGCCGGCCCTTGAATCTTGCCCAAGTGAGCGGCGGCGATCTTCGCCTTGTGCGCCTCGGACTTCGGTACGCCTTTGAAACGCGCAGAGATAATCGGCGCCTGCCACGGACGCAGCGGTTGGTTAATAGATTTGCCGGTGCGTATCAACGATAATTTGCGCCGCGTCTCTTCCGTCGGCCTTCTACCCTTACGCTGCTCAGACCACAATTTGCGTGTGGCTTCCAAGGGTTTCCTTCCGGTCATGAAGGCAGCTCTTCTCTTGCGCTCTTCCTCGCTATGCACAAAACCGACCGCACCATCGCCGCCGTCAGTCAGATTTGCCAAGCGATGACCTTCCGCTCGGAACCTAGCGATGTACTCAATCTCCGCTGCGAACGCTTCTTTCTCGGTCGCAAATTCGAGCACAGATACAGTGATGTTCTCAACGCCGTACTTCGCCACTATCCGCTTATGGAAAAGGCTCCTGTGCTTAAACAAGAAAGCGCGAGACTGGTACGTCGCCTTCCCAACGTAGAACGGCGAGCCGTTGGGCCGTCGGTGCACGTAGACGAAGAACACTACGCCGCTTGCTCCTCAGTCTCAGCCACCGGGGCCTTCGGATCCTTGAGCTGGTAGCGCGCCCACTTGGCAGACTCCAGGTGCGGCATCTCAGTCTCTACCAACGGCTGCGAGAACCAGCCGTTGGTGTGCGCGGGCATCTCGACAAAAGGCGCACCGGTGTCGTCGAAGCTGAACAGCACCTTCTTGGCCTCGGCTTCCCTGAAGAACTCCTCCTCCGCGGGCGTGAGCGAGCGAAGGAGTTTGATAGGTCGATGCAACATAAATGGATACCTCAACTCAGAGTTTGGTTGAATTCACCGACCCGCTTCGCGGCCCGCCCGTGCTCCACGCACATCTCGCCCGCGTTGCAGCGCGCGCAGTTGACGAGCTGCTCGATGCCGCCGAGCACATAGCCCTGCACGTACGGCAGCGCCAGCTCACGCGCCTCGGCCAGCAGCCGGCGCACCTCGTCCTCGTCGCGCGCGTCGAAGGTCCAGGTGCGGGTGGGCACGGTCGCGGTGCGGCCGCCAGCGTGCAGTTTGTTACGCTGGCGGATCAGCGTGACGCGGAAGGTCGGCATCTCAGCCGCTTATTTCTTCGGCTTGCCGGTGACGGCCTGCAGGGTCTCGTCTGGCTGGAGCCCGGTCCTGGCGGCCGCTGCGGCCGCGTCCCGCTGCACGTCCGCCTGCGTCTTGGGCCTGGACGGGTCCTCGCCCTCCATCCCCTCCGACACTTTCTCGGGGTCGCGCGCCGAGTTCTCGATGCGCAGGAAGCCGCGCTCCATCTGCTCTTTGAAGATACCGTGGTTGGCCAGGAACGCGGCGTCCTCGTCCGTGACCTCGGTGCGGACGCCCGAGGGCGTCGCGACTTGCTGGCCCGCGCCGCGCAGCGCGATCCCGGCGCCCCCGCGCACCAGCACCGAGCGCCGCACGCGGTTCAGGCCTCCGGGCAGCTTCTCGGTGTCGGTGTAGCGGGTGTCGGATGAGAGGGTCGAGTAAATTTGCTTCGCCATGTTGGGTGTACTCTGTGTGGAGTGGTTGAGTAGGTGCCTCAGATGCCGGTGTATCTGCAGACGGCGTACGGCCGCTTCAGGAACGCGCCGGCCGTGGCGTTGGTGAAGTCCTCGACGTAGCTCTTGACGCGCTGCTCGACGCCGAGCGCCATGAACTTCACCGGCACGATGTGCGCCCATGTGCGCTTGTCGTCCGTGCCGCCGTCGTTCACCGCATCGGCCCAGAGGTAGAACACATTGGCCCCGCCGTTCGCGGCCCCGAGCTGCGGGGCGGTGACGAGGCGGCAGCGCGGATAGGTCTTCTCCAACCACTCCTTGACCGACTGCGAGCCCAGCTCGTTGAGCTTGGACAGCTGCTCCGCGACCGCCATCGGGATGCCGAGCGTGGTCGGGTCCTTGAACGGGTCGATGGTGTCCTGGCTCTGCGTGCGCAGCTCGTTGAACGCGGTGATCAGGTCCTGGATGATCTCCAGGTACGTCTTCACGACCCAGGTGTAGCCCGCAGCGCCCGCGGCCACGGTGGTGTACGCCAGCAGGCCCGGGTCATTCAGGAACCCGTACGTGTTGTTGTTGCCGGCGTTGAAGCCGTAGAAGCCGATCAGGTTGCGCCAGATCTCCAGCCGCAGGATGCTCGCCGCGCGCTTCTCGGCGTCCGAGTTCAGCATCGCGGCCGAGGCCCGGGCCTGCTCGAGGCGGCCGACCTGGATGCCGGACTCGAGGCGCACGATCGTGCGCTGCTCCCAGTTCGGGTTCCAGTCGGAGAGCGGCACGTTGGTCGAGTCCTTGTAGACGTCGATCGCGCCCATCGGCTCCACGATCCCCTGCACGACCCACTCGTCGTACCAGTTTCCGATCGTCTCCATGCCGATGAACTCGTCGATCTTACGCGCCGCGGTGAGCACGTGGATGAAGCCGGGGAGCCAGTTCTGCAGGAACTGGATCGGCGTCACGATCGAGGCCGTGGTGATGCCCGCGGGGGCCGCGACGCTCGTGCCGAACGGTCCGCCCGACCAGGCGTCCATCGCCGAGGCGAGGCGGTCGGCGGTGGCGCGCAGGTACTTCGGCGCGGCGGCGACGCCGAGGCGGCGCTCGAGGGCCGCGAAGTCGCGCTCGTCCTTGATCGAGGCCAGCAACTGCGGCGCCTTGCCGTCGAGCGCCATCAGCTGAGCGGGGGTCAACCGTGAGTGGCTGACGGATTGTTCCATTCGCATTTACGTTTGCTCCTAAAAAGTGGGTGCGATTAGTTCGTGAGGCGGGCGATGCCCACGCCGCCGCCGGACGCGGCGTTGCCGAAGCGCACCATGACCGCGTTCGGTACCTGCGCGAAGCCGCCGGTGGGCGAACCGCTCGGGGAGTAGGTGGCGAGCGCGCCGGTCGTGGTGTTGTACTGCACGTAGTCCCCGATCTCCCACGCGTTCGGGATTTCGACCACGCACGAGCCCAGGCTCATGAGCGCGATCTGCGAGTTTGCGTTCACGATCAGGTTCGGGGTCAGCGGGGTGGCTGCCGTGGATCCGAACAGCGGCTCGTCCTTCGGCAACACGCCGATGCCGCCGAAGATGATGGAGCCCGCGGCGAGCGCGACGCCGGGCGATGCGAGGCCGGTGTTGTTGGCGATGGTGAAGAAGTAGCCGAGCGTGCCCGCAGCGGCCAGCGTCACCGGCGTGACGCGCATGGGCTCGTCCAGGATGATGTCGCCCGGAACACCGAGGTTCAGGTCAACGTTGACGGTCTGTTGGAAAGTGGTCATGAGAGGGTTCCTCCGCGATGAAGCGGCTTGGGATGTTTAAGGCGCGGTGCGTGCGGGTTTATTACAGCGAGGCGAAGAAGCCGTCCACGGACGTGGTCCCCGCTGCGGCGTCCTGCGCGAAGGCCCGGACACCGGGCGCTGGCGCCGCCTGTGCGCGACCGACCAGCAGGAAGTCCAACGCGGTCACCGGATCGGAGGCCTCGGCGGTGACGCCGAGCTTCTTGAGCCCGTACGTGGCCATCGCCGGGAGGGTCATCTCCGCGGCGTCGAACGCGCCGATGATCGGCGACAAGCGGGCGTAGAGCCCGTTCTTCGCCGCCTCCTCCTTGCGCAGCGTCGGGCCGATCGCGGCCACGCGCGCCTCGACGCGCTCGTTGACCTTGCGCTCGACCAGCGTCTCGACCTCCGCGGCGTCCATGCCCTTGCCCTTCGCGGCAGCATCGCGCGCCGCTTTGTCCGCGGCGTCCTTAACGTCTTTGGTATCCTTCGCCGCCTTCTTGTCGCGCGTCCCCTTGCGCGCGTCGCGCGCCCCGGCGCGCCGGTCGCGGGCGCTCTTGCGATCGCGCGCGTCCTTGCTCTCGTCCTTCTTGTCGTCCTCGTCCTCCTCCGCGTCGCACGCCGCTTCGGCCGTATCGCAAGCCTCTTCTTCCTCGGAGGTCATGCCGTCCTTTGCGCGCGCCGCGTCCAGGCCGCTGCGCTTGGAGTCGCGCGCCGCCTTTCGATCCTCGGACTCTCTCTTCAACTCAGCTTCGGTTTTCTCAGCCACGGTAGTGTCTCCATCGGTTGATTGATGATGGCCAGCGTCACCCTTTTCGGCGGCAACTTTTCCGGCCACCTTAGTGGCGTAAGCCTTGCTGTAACCCTTGCGCTCCAGCTCGCCAACGAGCGAGCCGAACGAGTCCTCGATGAACTTGAGTGTATCGGCGTCGAGGCAGTCCCTCTGCTCGTCGTCGCGCATTGTTTCCTTCCAATTTGGATCAACGCGCACCCGCATATCTAACGCGAAAGTGAAATACTCGGCCGCGTCCATGACGCGCACGCCCGCGCCCATGCGCCCAGCGTCCACGGATGATACGTGGTTGCCGCGGATGTTCTTCTGCACGTACTGGTAGGGCTTGCCCTCGTACACGCCGTCCTGCGGAACGAACGTGCAGTGGTAGCCGCACGACAATTCGCGCTTGCTCGGGATCTTGCCCTTAAGCGACTCGGAGAACACCTTCAGGTTGCCGTACAGCGTCGGGTGCTTGAAGTAGACCTTCTCGCCGATGACCCCGTGCACGCCCTTCTTCTCGGCTGGCACCAGCCCCTTGGACTCGCTGCCGAGCAGCGCCGACGGGTGATCGTCGGTCCAAGGCATCAGCCGGAAGCTGTTGATGGTCTCCGGGTTGTCCAGCTCCTCTGGCGGCCGGAACACGCCGACCATCTTGCGAGGGTCGCCGCCCTCGACCACGCTGGCCTCGGAGTACTCGTAAACGCCGACGGAGGAGATCGGGTTGTCAAAGACCTCGAACCACCCGTTGTCGTCATACTCGCGACGGTCCTGCGCGCCGGACTTCGGCTGCCCGTGATGCACAGTGAATGTCGTACTGAAGCTTTGCCCACGCCCCGACACAGGCACAGTGAACAACGAGTCGCGCTTCGTTACCCTTACGTCCTCGTGCCCTTTCCCTTTGAGAAAGTTAGCATGCTCCCACGCCTTCGCCCTGGCCTCACGATGAGGCTTCATGTTCGTGGGGTTGTTGGTCGGGGAAGATACGTACTCAGTTTTCCCGCCTGGGGTGGACGCAAATTCACCTTCCTCACTGCGAGGGTGATCGGATTCGTTCCACTCCGCGTCCATCACTTCCCCGCCCAGCAGCTTCTTCAGCGTCGCCGTCACGCCCGGGTGCAGCGGCTGCGGCGGGTCGGCGAGCGGCGCCCAGCGCGCTTCGATGTGCTCGCTGTTCAACGTCGGCGTCGGCTCATCCCCGATGTTCTGCCTGAAAGTCACGAACCCGTCGCCCTCGTCCACGCGCGTGAAGTCGCCGGTGAGCAGCCCCGTTAAGCCCGTCTCCTCCGTGAACTCGCGCCGCGCTGCCTGCTCCGGCGTCTCGCCCGCCTCTACAGAGCCGCCCGGGCAGCACCACTCCCCCGGATGATCGTGCGCGCCGTCGTCGCTGCGCTTGAGGAACAGCGCGCGGTCGTCGTGGGTGAGGAGCACGCCCGCGCCGGCGTCGTTCGCCTTGTGCAAAGCGGCCGCGACCGCTTGCTCATGTGGGTGCCCGGCCCGCTGCATCTCGCGGATGTTGTGGCCGACCTTGCCCTTGCCTGCCAGGAGCGGCATCGCGCTGGTGGCTTATAGCCGCCTTGAAGCAGCCGGTGCGGGAGCGGGTGCCGGCGTCGGGTCCGCCTGCAGCACCGCCGCTACGCCCGAGGGGGCGCCAATGGCAGCGAGCGCGGGCACGGGGATCGTGACCGATACGACCGAGCTGTCGGGGCCCACGAGGGCCGGGGTCTGCGTGTCGACCGACTCCAGCTTGTACAGCACGGCGCCCGGGGCGAACCCATCCAGGTCGTCGGTGAACGTCTGCTGGCCCGGCGCCGCGTGCCCCGCAGCCTCGTACGTCTGCCCGTTGTCGATCGACCGTGAGACCTGCACAAAGGCGAAGTCGCCGGCGGGGATCGCCGTGGTGCCGTCGGACAGAGTGGTCGGGTCGACCCAAGTGATGACTGCTTGCATGGAATGTCTCCTGTGATGATGGTGATGGCGGCGCCGCTGATGACGGCGCCATTGAGGGACGGTGCGTTGCACGCGCACAGCCACGCGCGTGGGCGCGGCGATCGAGGCGTGCTTTTTGTGATGGCGCATCATGCGACGCGCAGGGGGCGCTGGCGGGCCAGTAACGTGTTGCGGGTCTCGAGCATGCGCTTGAACTCCTGGATACCGGCGCGCAGCTTGAGTACCTGCGCCGGGTCGCGGTCCATGACCCTGTGGTGGCGCGCGGACTGTTCGAATATGTCCGCCGCTTCCATGTAGCGCACGGCCTTCGGCCCGATCATTGCTTCGTGGCCTGCGCCGACTCCTGCGCGTCCAGCGCCGCGGCCATCTCGCTGAACGCCTTGGCCGTCTGGCGCGCGGCGTCGGGGGTGAGGAACCACTGCTTGACGGGTGCGCTGAACACGACCACGAGCTCGCCCCTGTGCGTGAAGCACTGCACGCTGAGCGGCGCATTCATCGCGGGCGTCGCAGGCTTGGGCGCAGCCGCCGGCTTGGCGTTGCCACTCGCGTGTTCATCTTTGATCGTCATTCGTAGTGCCCACCCAAGTCTCTGCGGAATGTCAGCGGCACAGCGCCGTGAATGCCACCATCGCTGTCAATAATCGTGTCGAAACCAACCGGTGCAACGCCAGCCTCGCACGTCACCTGCGCTCGGTGGGGACAGGCGACGTTGAGGCAGACCGTGCCAGGCGGGCAGCTGCACAGCGGCTGCGCGTGCAACGGAAACGCGGCTGCCTTGAACACCCAGGCATGCCGGCACATGCAGCTGTACAGCGCCTGCCCGTTGATCGTCTCGCCCGGCGCGCCGCAGGCCGGGCAGTTGAATTTCTGATCTTCGATCATGCCGCCACCATCCTCGTGAAATTAAGCACCGGCCGCGCACGGCACCTGCAAAATGGAAGATCTCCGGGTTTACCACGAACTTCCGGTTTAACCTGGATCACCGGCGGATCGTCGTAGCGGAACGTCCTGCCGTTCAAGTGCTCGTGGTGCAGCTTGCGCGGATACCTTTCACCGCTAGTCGCGATCCAAACAAACTCCTCCACGCCGAGCGACTGCAGCCGCGTCGCGTTCACCGACTCGCTCACCTTGCGGATCTGATCGAGCGCCACGAGGTGCGCGTGCCGCGCGTCGCCCTTGTAGCGTTTGGTGAGGTACGGCACGAGCTTGTCCAGGCCCGAGCCCGTGGTCACCGCGTTCATCACCTGCGTCTGCACGTCGCCGAGGAACCGCTGCGGGATGCGGGTAATAAGTCCGACACTGGCCTCGGTCGCCGCCTCGACCAGCGCCCGCATCCGCGGCGTCTGCAGCGTGGACTGGATCTGGTACAGCGTGGCCACGTCCTTGAGCCCGTGCGCCATCTGCGCCGTGCTCTGTTGAGTGACGTCGGTCACCATGCGGCGCGCCCACGTTCGCGCCAGCGCGTCGAAGCGCTTGGCCCACTTGATCTTCAGCATCTCGAACCCGTGCGAGGCGTCGGCCGACGGGGCGTCCATCGCAGACTGAACATCCGGTTGCGCCTGCAGCGCACGTATCAGCGTGCGCGCCTCCACTGCCATCGCCCGCAGCTCGGCGCCTATGACGGCACCCATCCGGACACCGAGCGAAAGCGGCGGTGACAGCGGAGGCAGCACCTTGCTGCCAGGCGTCGGCACGCGGCGCGGGTCGACCGGCTGAACGGGCACGAACGAAGGCGGGACGACCGTCTTGCCCGCCTGCACATCGCGCTGCATCCGACGGCGCAGCAGCTCGTAGCGGCGCGAGTCGACCTTCAGCTGCGCGTTCTGCACCCGCAGGCGCGAGAGCTCCTGCGCGCGGCGGCGCTCGGCATCGGCCGCGGGGTCGCGCTTCGGACTAGTAGTTGTTACCGCCATCCGACTCGTCGCCCTCGTCGCTGTCGCTCGGCTTATCACGCGGCTTGTCATCCGCCTCGTCGTCATCCTCGTCGTCATCCGGCTCCGGTGGCGGAGGTGCCGGTGCAGGCGGTTGAACTTTCGATGGGGCAGGTTTCGGTTTCTTGGGCACGGTCATTCTCCTATTCAGCGCAGCGGCCCGCGGTGGAACATGTGCAACGCTCCAAGGTTCAGATCGGCACCGCCGCTCCCGACCAGTTGCGAGAGGATCAGGAACGTCAGCGTCGCGCCGATGAGTCCGATGGAGGCCGGCACCTGCAGCATCGCCATGATCGCGAAGAGCAGCGCGATGTACAGGCACACCATGTTGAGCGCGATGCCCACGACGAGCCACAGGATGAGGCCGAACACGAGGATAACCGCGAGCCACGGCGCCCCGTAGCTGTAGCGGATCGGCCCGCGCGCCGGCCAACTTCCCCAGGTGAGCAGCAGGATGACGATGATCAGAAGAACCAGGCCCATGTGCGCTGCTCCTTACGGCCCCTTGAGGTAATCCGATGCGTGCTTCAAAAACGTGCGCGCGGCGTCCGCGAGTTGCTCTAGCGCGGTGCGCGGTAGTACGACGGGCGGCAGGGCGGCTTTGGCCTTGCGACGCTTTGGCTTTGGCTTTGGCTTTGGCTTGGTCACGAGTCAATCCTCCGCGTTCGCAATGGCTGCGGCGAGCTGCTCGCGGGCATCGTCATCCATGGCGCCCAGCGCGTCGAGCAGGTCGAAGTCCGGTTGGCTCGCCGCTTGCGCGTGCGCCGCCGCGTTGGTCAACGAGGCCGCCAGCGCCCGAGCATTAGCTACAGTGATCCTCATTGGAGTGTCCCTCGCGCTTGATCAAGTAACGCAAACGCCTTGCGGGAGTCCGCCGCAGTGTCGCAGTTGCCGTGCACGTCCGCGTGGCATGCAACGCGGGCCGCGTCCCACAGGCCGCGTCCCAGATCGGTCTCGGCCAGCACGACCTTCGCCTGCGTAACCGTGATGGCGTGGCGCTGCAGCCGCCTGGTGGCCGCGGTGCGCGCCGTGGTGATCGCCTCGATGGTCGCAGCCGCCTGTATCGTAAAACTGTTGACTTGGAGCGATGAGTCAATGGGGCACTGCATCCAGTTGTGCAGGCAGTCGGCGCGCGCGGCAAACGGCGCGAGCAGCAGCAGCAGCAGGAGCAGTGCGTACCTCACGTCACGCATAACCACGACGTTTCATTTCCGTGATTTCGTCCTCAGTGAAACAAGAGCGCGGGACACTCATCGTGACCTCCGGCGCCCATCGCTCGGCGTCGGACGCTGCGGGGCAAACCTCCACGAGGTAGCCGTCTTTGCACAATCGTTCAAAATCATGGCTGCAGAGATACGCCCAGTCCTGCAGCACGCTCTGGTTGCCTTCATCGAGTAGTGGCAAAAGAACGCTGACTACAGCGTCCACATCTTCTGCGCGCAACGGCGCACTGCCCATCCTCAATGTAAAACGCGTCATGCACCGGCCCCATTCGACTTAACCTTGCCCTCTTCCATCTCCGCCGCCTTCGCCGAGCGCCTCGCCGGCCCCGCCGCTTCGCCAGCGGCTTCCGGGTCGTCGGTCTCGGGCAGATCCTCGACGACCAGGTCCACGCCAATACCGTGATACCCGCTCTCCTTGTCCGCCGCAATGCGCGCCCGTTCATCCTGCGGCGACAACGCACCCGTGGCGATCAGCGCGGCGGCCGTCTGCGCCTTGTTCAAATTCACCACCGACTGCTCCACATGCGTCAGCGCATCCAGCTCGTTCCACTTGGCCACCAGCTCGACGTCGGCCAGATCGGGGAACTTCGGCACCACCTCCGAACGCATCACCAGCTGGTGGTGGCGCTCGAGGAACGGCGTAAGGTCGCGCTCCTGCAGCGACTCCTCCGCCTCGTGGTACGAGGACTCGTCGTACTCGCCCGTCGCCGCGAACCCGCCGGGCGTGGTACCCAGGAGCTTCGTTATGGGGCAGCCGGCGGTGGAAGCCACCAGCCCGTACTGCGTCCATACCAGCGAGTCGAAGTCGGCGAGCGGCGTGTCGAACTGCTGGAACTCCTCCGAGGCCTTGTCGCCGAGCTTGACGCCGAAGTTGTCGCGCCGCCAGATCCATTCCCGCATCACCTGGTCCGCCTTCGCGGAGTCGGCCATCACCCTGTCCATGTCCGTCATCCACACCGTGCTGCGCTTCGACAGCGCCAGCGCCGGGGCTTCGTTCGCCGTGCGCTCGGCGCAATACACGCGCTCCATGATCATCTGCGGCAGCGGGATGCCGCCGAACAGGTACAGGGGCTTGATCACGTCGGCCGGCTCGGCGTAGCGGAAGATCACGAGGTGCGTGCGGTGCACGCGGCGCGACCCGATCAGCCACCACGTGGGCTCGTAGAAATGCCGCGACGAGGGCGTGGCCGCGGAGGTGCTGTCCAGGATCGGCGCGCACCAGTACGGGTCCACCTGCGAGATGCCCTTGTACGTGCCGGCCTTGACGCCGTCCGGGTTGAACGGCTTCTGGTAGTAATCCGGATCATCGCTCGTCACTTCAAACATCGCGATGCGGATGCCGAAGATGCGACCCTTGATGCCGAACTGGCGCAACTGGCCCTTGATGCCCATGCGGCGATCCGCCGCCTTGATGATCTTCAGCGCGTCTTCGTCCAGGTCTTCGCCCGTGGCGGTGGTTATCTCGTACCCATTGCGCACCGCGTCGTCCACCGGCACCGCGCACGCCTTGTACACAAGCCAGTTCTGCGCGATGAAGCCCGCGTTCTGGTAACCGATGAAGCCCTGCCGCATGTACCACGGCAGCAGCTGCATCTGCGTGCCGAACTCAAGCATCACCTGCTTGAACATCGGCAGCCCGTTCTCCGACGAATCCATCGCCGACGACAGCGAGACCAGCGAGTCCTTCGCGTCCATCGCAGCGCCCGGCGCCGGCGGCTGCCACACCTGGATCCTGTCACACGCCGCCTTCACCGACTGCGTGAACGCCTCCACCTGCGCCCGCTCCGCCTCCTGCTGCGCCCGCATCAGTCCGTCCGCCGGCGACGCGTACTTATCGGCACGGCTACTGACGACCGCGTCGAGCCCGGCGCCAGTGGCGACCTTGGGACGCAACCAGGAGAGCAAGCGGCGCAGCACGGTCAACCGAACGAACTGCGCACGCGCTTGATCTCGCCGTCGAGCCCGTATCTAACAGCGTCCCAACCGTGGTTGTGCTTGTCGATGATGATGGGCAGCACGTTCTTTGGGTTCATCGGGTCCACCTTGTAGGAGTACATGCGCGCTTCGCGCGCGACGTTCGGGCAGCGGGCGTGGATGTGGATCGTGCGAAACTCGTTCACCACGGCGAGCCCGTCCTCGACCGACCCCGACCACTTCGCGGCGCCCGTGATATTGAGCCCAGCGCTCTTGACGTGCGAGATCATGGCGGGCTGCGCGCAGTCCGCTTTGACCGGCCAGCGCGCGACGCCAGGCAGACGCTCCTCGAGGAAGCGCCTCACCACATCTAATTCAATGTGCGTGCCGAAGGCCTCGTGCGAGATCCACATCTCACGGTACTTCTGCCCGCTCACCGGGTCCTTATGGTCGGTGATCCAGAAGCGCACGCCCGCCAGCGGGTCGTCCGCGTAGCCCCAGTCCAGGCCGAAGCGCAGGTGCGTCTTCTCGGGCGGGTCGTCGAACACCTCGTTATCCACCCAGTGCCGGACCACGTTGGCGTTCGTGAGCCGCTGGTACGCGCCCATCCACACGTGGTCGTAGTCGGCCTGCGCTTGTAGACGCTCGGAGACGTCACGCGCATTGGTGATAGCGCGCTGGTAGATCTCCAGCTCGTAACGCAAGTCCACGCCGAACCACGGGTTGTCAGGCCAGTTCAGCTCGACCACCCGCATGCCGGGTTCCGGGCGCTCGATGAACATCTGCGAGGTGGCGTCGTCCGCGTGCCTGGGGTTGAACGACGACCAGATCTCCGAAGTGTGCGAGGCGTTGCGCACGGTGTTGCGCAGGAACCTCCACGACGCGTGCGTGATAGCCTCCGCCTCCTCGACGACGCAGACGTCGATCTCCTCGGCGCCCTTGATCTTAGCGGGGTCGGTCCTGACGCCGGTGAAATCGAACTCGGTGCTCTTGTACTTGGCGTGCACCCGCGTCTTGTACTTGCCCACGATGCGCTCGATCTGCACGTCGTAGTAGCGCGACAGCCCGAGTTCCTCGATACGGTTGGCCAGCAGCTTGTGGATCGACTGGCGCATCGAAGTCTGCACCTCGCGCACGCACAGGAACCGCGTCGGCGTCATCGCGCCGAACACCACCGACATGCCGGCGATGCCCCAGGACTTCGCCGATCCACGGCCGCCGTGCGCGTCCTTGTCGCGGGAGGGCACGTACAGCGGCGGCCCGCCCGCGGGGTCGGGGCGGAAGAACAGCGCCTGGAGCTTGGGCGCCAGGAACTCGCCCTCGAACCCTTGCGCCTGCGGCCTCAGCGACGCGTTCAGGCGACGGCCTTCTTACTTTTCGGCGCCTCGAGCAGCGCCGGTTCCGGTTCCGGCTCGGCCGATGCTTCGATGGGGTCCCTGCCAGGCGCGACGAGCCCTGGCGCCCCGGCGGCGAACGACACGGCGAACACGGGCGGCGGGAGGTATTTGCCGTCGGCGCCGGTGTGCTCGGTGCGCTGCAGTTTGGGGATCACGAACTCGTTGAACGTGGCGTACAGCCCGAGGCCGGCGATGTTGCGTCCGGCGCTGTACTTGCCGCCCTTGAGCAGTCGCTTGAGCGCGTCGGCTGCGGCGCCTTGGTTCTCCGCCGCGAGTATGGCGAAGAACTCGCGCTGCTCCACCGTTATCTTGTTTGGCGTGCCTTTCTTGCGACCGTATCCGGCGCGACGCCCGGCGCGTCCCGTTTTAGACGGATGATTGGGATCGCCGCGCTTGAACCCGTTAGTCGGTGGCGGTTTCATCGCTACTTGATAACTATGTTAGTTTATCGCGCAAAATAAAAGACCCACGCGGTGAAGCAATGGGTCGAGGCGCGCGTCCTTGACGGACGCGTCCGCGTCGTCTGACAGGGAGATGAGAGATCGAACGCAGATTCGTTCACGGTACCGACGTCATGTTCAAACCGAAGACGGGAAAGGCACCGTAATAGGAACGCGATCCTATGCCGAGTCCGATCAGATGTACACTTGCCGCATTCATCCGACAATTCCGCGATCACGTAACAATTCATCAGCTGCGCGCCACGCAAGCGGGTCCGCGCCCTCGTCGCGTGTCTCACCTACGCGCCAGCCAGGTCTCCCCATAAGCCAGCCTAGCACGACGCGGTGATGGCGCGCGAGCGCGTCCGCGCTTACATCCGTCTTACGCGATATGTCGGTAAACGTGATGGGCGAGCGGCTGTATATCTTTATGACGATCGCGCTGCGCGCGGCCCGCCCGATCCGCACCGCGCCGCCGCCCGAGTTGGCGAGGCTGAACACGCCGAGCCGCTCCGCCGCGCTGGTGATGGACTCGATGGCGTCGCGCCAATCCTCGTTGATCCCGCGACCCGAGCAGCACCACCGCCTGCAGTCGCACGGCAAGGTCTTCGGCGCTGCGCCCGCGATGAGGAGCGACCGGGCCAAATCGCCGAGGCCGCCGATCGCGCCGAGTATCATCCCGGCCTGGGCGGCCGCATCAAGTCTTGATAATCCAGATCCGCCTGGCGCGCCGTCGGCCATCCTGTTCATGAGCGGGCGGAGCGGGGCGCCGGCCCGGGTGACTGCGAACGTCACGGCGTGACGCGTGGTATGGAACGGCGGGTCGTCTTCGACTCTGACCTGGGCGTGCATCGTCAAGCGTCTCCGCTCACCTGCGATGGGGAGCGATAATACGCCAACTTACACCTGTCACAGAGTCACACGTATAGATTGGCGATCTGTGACACGTCGTGTGACTAAATTTTACTAAAATTATCAGTGAGTTAGGTAATTAGTCACAGATGTCACAGATATATATATAAATATAAACTAGGGAGACGTCATCGCATTACAATGGCATAGACGTCCTACTATAGCTTTCGCGCGGTCGGACCCCCCCGTCTCGCGTGACTAATCGAAGAAATCCTTTTTAGAACAGGCAGTTAGCTGTACAAATTCCTTTCGGCAGTCACGCGTCGTATTATCGCCTCGCTCCCCCCGAACCGGCTCGGCGCGGTTCCGCGACCCTCTTCGGAGCAGAACGGGACGACGTCGGCCTGAGCGATCCGCGGCACCTCCTGCCGCTTCGCACGGCCGGCGTCGCCGCCCGCCGCGCCTGGCCGGTTCGGGGACGGGCCTTTGAATTTACGCGCTGGGCGTACGCGCGAACGGTCGACTTAAAAGGAGTGCGGATGAATGGGAGCTCGTCTCAGGCTCGTGCGGACGCGCACCGTGTCCAGCGACAATAAGATAGTGCAATTGCCGCGGGCCATGGCGCTCGCGGACCTCAGGCGTAGCGGACTCACCGAAGCCGACTACAGAAAAATGAAGCTCGAGGCGCTGACCTCGGACGAGACCGAGGTCCTCACTGGAGGCAAGTACCGCGTGCGATCAGCCCGCATTCCGTACCTCGATGCGCGCGGTCGCGACACCGGCTTCTACAGATTGAAATTCCTCGACGCGCCGCGCGCCTTCGGCGTGCAGAAGAAGACGCCGCGCTACTGGCAGCCGCCAGACACGGACGTGCGCGCGTACCTCGCGCCCGGCGTCGACTGGGCGCGCGTGCTCGGCGACGCGTCGTGCGAGCTCTGGATCACCGAGGGCGAGAAGAAGGCGGCCGCCGCCTGCGCGGCCGGCGTCCCGACGATCGGACTGGGTGGGGTGTGGAGCTGGCGGAGCACGAAAGCCAGACAGCCGCTCATCCCGGACCTCGTCATCGTCCAGTGGCGCGCGCGGCGCGTCGTGCTCGCGTTCGACGCCGAGGCCGACGCCAACCCCATGGTGTTGGGCGCGCTCGAGGCATTGGGCCACGCGCTCGAGCAGCGCGGCGCCAGCGTGGGTGCACTCGCCATGCCGCTGCTCGACGAGGCGGATAAGACCGGACTTGACGACTTCCTGGTCGCGCGCGGGATCGCGGCGCTCAGAAAGCTCGAGGTCAATACGCTGGCCTCGGGCGCCGAGCTCATCAGGCTCAACGACGAGCTGGTGGTGATAGAACACCCCTCGGCGCTGCTCCACCTCCGCACGCGCACGATGTTCAAGGCCTCGCGGCCGCTGATAGACCTGCACTACGCGCACCGCCGGGTGTCCGGGCTCGACGCGGCCGGGCGCATGACGGAGCTCAACGCCGTGTCCGAGTGGCTGCGCTGGCCCCACCACCGCGTCGCGGCCGGCGTGGCGTACGAGCCCGGCGAGCCGCTCGCCCTGCCCGACGGCTGCGTGAACCTGTGGCGCGGTTGGCCGGCGCAGCCTAAGCGCGGCGACGTGTCGATGTTCACCACGCTGCTGGATTATCTCTTTTACGACTGCCCGCGCGAACACCGGCGCTGGTTCCTGCAGTGGCTCGCCTACCCGGTGCAGAACCCGGGCGCCAAACTCTATACGGCGTGCCTCATCTGGGGCCGGGACACCGGCACGGGCAAGAGCCTGGTGCCTTATACCGTAGGTCGCGTGTACGGCGAGGCCTTCGCGGTCATCACCGAGGCGGAGCTCCACAACTCCTTCAACTCCTGGCAGGCGAACCGCCAGCTCGTGCTGGGCGAGGAGATCACCGGCTCGGACAGGCGGGTCGAGGCTAACAGGCTCAAGCACATCATATCGGGCGAGACCGCGACGGTCAACGAGAAGTACCAGGCCCCGTACGCCGTGCGCAACTGCGTCAACTTCGTCTTCACGTCCAACCAGCACGACGCGCTCGTGATAGAGGACCAGGACCGGAGGTTCTTCGTCCACGAGGTAGGCCCGCGCCAGCTCGAGGTGAAGCCCCCGGACGACTGGTTCAACCGCGAGTACGATACGTGGTACAAGGGACCTGAGGCGCCCGGGGCGCTGATGCGGTACCTGCTCGACGTGGACACAGTCGGCTTCGACCCGCGCGGGCGGTCGCCGGTCACGGAGGCGCGCGATCAGATGGCAGCGGCGAGCGGCACCGAGTCCGACCACCTGGTACGCGCCCTCCTCGAGGGGCCAGAGGCGTACCTGCGCGTGGGCGATTCCGAGGTCGCGCGCGATCTCTTCACGTCCGCGGAGCTCGTGGCGATGCTCGACCCCGACAAGCGCGCGCGGCTCACCGAGCGGTCGGTCGCGATGGCCTTGCGCCGCGCGGGACTCGCCGCCCCGTCCATGACGCGCACGGCGCGCGGGCGCACGCATCTGTGGCCGGTACGGAACCGCGCGAGGTGGGAGGCGGCGGACCACTCGGCGAGGGCGGCGCACTACATGGGCGCGGACGCGAAGAAGAAGGAGAAGTTCTGAGGGAGGCGCGTCAAATGTACCTTTAGAAGTTTCTTCTATATTATAGGACCGATCGGCGCCGGGCGGCTCCGGTGCATCTTCATCGAACAACCGAAGGAGGACCACACATGGAAAATGAGAGGGTGCTCGTCACGGACGAGCACGAGATCGCGGCGGTGCACGCCGAAGAAATCGAGGGTGAGATCTACGACGACGGCGAGGCCTGGGCGGACTCGGCGAGCCTGGCGGCCTGGCGCGGCCAACCGCGTGACCCGCCGTACGGCGAGTCGCAGGAGCAGTCGTGAACATACACGCACAGCGATTGTTAAACGTGGCCCGCGCCACGCGCGAGACCGCAGCGCCCGGCGACTTCACGATGCGGTACTTCGGCGACTGCGGCTCCCCAGCCTGCGCGCTCGGCAACTACGCCGTGCGGCGCGACCTGCAACGCGTGTTCTACCTTGGTAAGCTCCCGGAGGATGGCACAAGGCTCTTCCTTCGCTCGGTCGCGGACAACAGCCTGGTCTCTTTCAGCGAAGGCCTGGTACAGCGGCACTTCGGCATCAGCGAGGCTGAGGCCGTAGAGCTGTTTTCCGGCGTGGGTTGCGGGTACGCGAAGACGCCGGAGGCGGCGGCGCTGTACATCGAGGCGTTCGTCGCGCGCAAGTGGCCGGCGCAGACGCCAGATTGGGAACGGATGGCGGCTGTTACAGAAAGGAGTGTGTGAGATGAAGAACTGGTACTGGTACGTGATCCTGGCGCTTGCCGCCGCGCTCGTGCTGCCGCCGCTGCACAGGCGGTTCGAGGTGAGGCGCCGCCCCGGGCACAAGCGGGGTGCGCCGCTGAAGGCGCGGCTCAGGAAGTGGCTGGGCGAGTCGTCGCCGGAGCGGCGCAAGTGAACGCCATGATCTACGCGATCATGATGTGCGTCGGCATGGCAGACGGACGCGCCTATTGCAGTCTGGTAGGCGCGCCCTGGCTGTTCCAATCAGCGGCGCAGTGCGCCCAGGTCCTGGCCACGCGGCTCGGCCCCGGCCGCCTCATCGGCGGTCGATTCCACAGGACAGGGTCCAGCGGTGGCTCTAATGTATGGTACGAGTGTGACCAGCGACCCACATCGCAGTGGCAGTCGGTGGAGCCCGAGCCGTCCACTTCCGTCGCCCCTTTCGAGCGCGTGCCTTACGTGCTGAGGCACTGCGTCGCGGGTGAACAATGCAAGGATTCATCGGTAGCGTCGGTATCAGAGAAGGCGTGCGAGATTGCCAGGGGGCTGGCCGCCGAATACGACCGTACCGGCAACTACAGGTGCATCAAGCAATGAAGACCCTACCGCTGTTGCTCGCCGCCCTCGCGCTCGCCGCCTGCAGCGAAGCCCCGACCCCGATGCCGCCGTCGAACGTGACCGCCACCACGGCCTCTGGCGGCGTGCCCGACCAGGCGCTCAACTTCGCCGTGAGCGACAACTTGCGCGATGCGGGCGTGATGATGGAGGTGGACATCCACGCCTCCGCCGCGCTGCTGGATTGCGCGGACGCGAAGATCAAGGCGCTGCAGGCGTGGGCGCTGCGCATAGATGATGCGCGGGTGCGCGGCAAGTACCTCCAGTTCCTCAGCCTGTCCGCCGACGACGTCCGTGAGAGTCGCTCGAGGATCGTGCCGCCGGAGGCCGACAGCATCGACCGCAACTTGGCGCTCGGGCGCGAGATCGCGGCGTCGCTGCCGCAGCCGCCCGACACCGGGCCGTGCGTGCAGAGCGAGCCGCTGACGTTCAAAACTGGCGCCCCAATGATCATCGGCCCCGTGTTCACGACGAATGGGAAAACGAAATGAAAAAACGAACTGCCCTGCTGCTCGCTGGCGCAGCGTTGTTGACCCTCGGCGTCCTCTACAGCGCTTATCTCGCGCTGTTCGCCTGCTGCGGCTGGGGGCCGACGTGAGCGAGCGCACCGCCATCGTCATCACGACGCTGTTCGTGCTGCTGCTCGCCGCCGTCGCCGTCTACCTGCACCGCGGCGGCACGCTGAGCCTGACGATCCCCAGCGCCTGCGCTCCGCAGGACGGCGGCGCGAAGGCGAGCGGGTGCGGGCCGTGACGCACGCCCACGAGATCGACCTCGCCTGCCTCGGCATCTTCCTGTGGCTCGTGTTCGCCGCCGGGGCGACGCTGCGCGCGGTGCTGCTGGTCGGCGCGGTGGCGGCGCTGGTCTGGGCGGTGTTCCTGTGAATAAGCCTCTTATCGAGTGGACGCAATCTGCGCACCCGGTCAACAGCGCCCTGCTCGATTACATCGACGCCGTAGTCCGTCACGCTTATGGTGGGGTGTGGCCAATTGGTCAAACGGAAGTCGCTGCGCAACTTCGCCGAGAATTACAAGAGCGGTTTGCCGCGATGGCACCTTGGAAACCGACAGAGGACTAATGAACCGCCGCGAACTGTTCTCGATACTCGCGGCCGCCGCGCTCGCGCCGGGCGAGCTGTGGGTGCCGGGCCGGCGCACGGTGTTCCTGCCGCCGGCCGGTGGGTGGCTGGGGTGGGATTACAAGTCGGAGGTGTTGTTCGAGATCAACTCGCTGGACGCTGCCGTGGCGTTCTTCGGCGTACCGCGTCTCGTCCGCGCGCTCGGCGAATCGGACGCTTCGCTGCGGCATCGGATGGGTGAGTACGTTAGGCTCATCGAATGATCGCCTGGCTGCGTCGCCTGCTGTTCCGCGCCGCTCCGCCGTCGCGGCCGCGCGAGCTGATGCTGGTCAACCGGCGCGACGCCAACCTGATGCTGTTGATGCAGGCCGGCTGGCGCATCGCGCCGGAGGAGGACACGAACACGCGCATGGGCTGGGTGTATTTGGAGCGGGACTTGCCCGGAGCGAATTTCGTGCCGCTACCTGTTACCGAAGAGGACCGTCGCTCAAGGATAATTCGTGGGACGATGAGCGTTCCGCGTTCGCTTTTCACTGATGAAGAGATAAAAGAAATGGAACGACGTGGTTACGTCGAGAAACAAAGCGACAAGGAGCAGAAGCCGTGAACGTGCTCGGGTTTCCCGTGTTTCTGACAGAAGCGCAAGCTCTATGTTGGATGTACAAACAGGTAAATGATCACTGCACCGACAATGAACGGCTGGCTTATAAGAGTGACCGAGCTTCACTGAAGCGGTATCGACGCGCAAAGCGGCACGGGTGTTGCGGATTTTTTGACGCGCATGTAATTATCGCCGGACGACGGGCGAAAGTTGGTTGTAATTATGGGCATTAGCTGGAGAGGTAAGTGGTTATAGACGCCGCACCGGGTTGTAGGCCCGGTTCCCTAACAGGATGCCTACGTGCAATTCGTAGACTCTCCACCATTTCCAAATGAACCGCCCGCTCAACCCCGTCGCCGCGACGCTCGCCGGGATCGCCACGGTCATCGTGCTGTTCGTCATCGTGCTGATCGGCCTGCTGCTCCCGTTCGGCGACACTTCGATGCGCTGGTTCCTCTGGGTCATCGACCGGCTGCGCGCGTTGGAGGCGCGGCTGTGAGCGTCACCCACACCCGGGCGTTCAGGGACGCGTGGCTCTCCTGGCGCAACAATATGGTCAGCGGGCCAGAGCCGCTGTTCTCGCGCGGCCACGACTGGAGGCCAGCGCCGCTTGAACCGAACCTGCTCCGCCGCGCCGCGCCGTACCTCTACGGCATGCGGCTCGTGGTGAAGGTGAACACGGCGGGCGAGCCCTACATGTACGCGCTCGAGTGGCGGCGCGGCCTGGTCTACAAGGAGTGAGGGGGATGAGGGCGCAGGACGACGAAGGGATACCGCGCGGGATGCTGCTCGCTGCGTGCGCGCTCGCCGTCGCAGGCGTGGCGGTGGTTGCGTGGATAGCGGCGGTCAGAGATCCGGCACCACCGGACACGAGCAAATGGGTCGCACCGGCCGTGGCGACCGAGTGCGGCAAGGTGATCAAAGACGTGAACGGTCGCGGCTGGGTGCGCGAGTGGATACCGGCCGGGAGCGGCTGCGGGCCGAAGATCACTGACGTCGACTCGCTGCGGCTGCGCGACGGCCGAATCTGCGACTACAAGTACACAGTCGCGAGCGACTCGCACGAGCTGCTCGGCCTGTGGTGCGACGTGGAGAAAAAACCAGGAGTCGAAGCGCGATGAAACTGAATGAGTTGGACACGCCGTGAATCGTCACAAGCTGTTCGTCCTCGCTGCGCTCCTCGCCGGCTGTGGGCCGCAGCCCGCAGACCCGAAGCTCGCCGCGGTCGCGCCGTGCGTGGAAAACGAGGCCGGGCTCAGGGCGCAGATCGCAGACCTCACGCAGCAGCGCGCCGAGCTGATCAGCGAGCTGCAGGAGCAGGCGGTACCAACACCGCCTCCGCCCCAGCCGCCGCGACCGAGCAAGCGACGCGACGACATCGTCTGCAGGGCCGAGGCCGACGGGGGCGGGTGCTTCGTGGTGGGCGCCGGGCCATGAAGCTCCTCGCATACCGAACCGCCTTAAGTCCTTGGCCGCCTAACTTCGGCACCTACGCCGGCCCGCTGTACGGCGGGAAGGTGTATTTGGTCTACTGGTTTGGTTTCGCGGTCGGCGTGAGGGTCGAGCTGAGGCGACCGCGCTGCGCCGGTTGCGGCAACGAGATAGACCCCGACGTCTGCGGCTGCGGCGACAGCATCACGCATTCGGCGTGGGACTTCGGGCACGAGCCGGTGCCGATGGGCTGCGACTGTGGGCGCGACGATGGACAGCGGTGACCGCTTCATGCTGCGCCTGGTGCTATTGATGTCCGCCATCGCCACGGCTCGGTTCCTCGCGTTCTTGTTATACGGGGGAAGTAGCTGAATGAACAGGGGCGATGTGGGCGCGCTGCTGTTCCTCGTCGGGGGCCTGATCGTGTGCGTCGGCCTGTTGTTGGTCATCAGTTACAGGAACCAGTAGGAGGGGCGGCGATGAGTAAGAAAGCGAAGAAGGCGAAGCGCGCAACGGCGGCGCCGAAGCCCAAGGCCACGGCGCTGTACGGAGTGGTGCACGAGCTGGCCTCGCTCAAGGCCGTCCTGTCCAACGTGCTGGCGGCCGTCAATAATATGAACGACTCGCTCGTTCGGCAGCGCACGGATATCGATATGGTTTACGTCGGGCAGAAGATCCTGGGCGACCGGCTCGACGCGGTGCGCACCGCGCTGGAGGCCGCGCGCGTGGACAGCGGCACGGTCTTCAAGGCGCTCGAGTCCGTGCGCCTCGGCCAGTCGGCACTCGACGACGCCATCGCGACGTTCGTCGCAAACCAGCCGGCGTGGGACAACGACCTGCTGCGCGGGCTGCAGGAGATGGTGGCGGAGCACAGGCGCACGAGGAGGGAGGGTTAAATATGAAAGGCAAGCAACGGCCGTCGCGGGAGAGCGAGCGGGTGGTGGCTATGAGCGGCGGGGAGTTTGAGGACGTCGCATTCGCTAAGCGCCGCGACAAGCGGCGGCGGGCGCGGGATGCGGCGAAAGCGGCGAGGAAGAGGAATCGGAAGTGAGCGCGATCGACGAGGCGCTCGCGCCGGGTCGCGCGCCGTACCATCTGCGGACGCACCGCGGCGAGGACCCGCGCGACTCGGAGGCCCACCTGCGAGCGCTCGAGGCGCGCGAGGCACTCGTGCGCTCGCAGTCGTGGCAGGCGTTCGCGCCGGACGGCTCGCGGCGGACGCGGAGCTGGCATACGGGCGATTAGGCTGAACCAAATTCCTTTCTATACAACTTTAGTTTATATTAACGATCTGTGCCTCGCCGGGCGGCGGGGCCGAACGAAGACAGGAGAGTACCGTGGTCGATAAGATCAAAGGCAAGAAGTACCGGTTCCCCGCGGACTTGGGGCATTGCATCGCGCGACTCGCGGAGCTCAAGGCCGCGATCGAGGCGGCCGCGGCGAAGGGCAGGCCGGCCGAGGACGAGTGGGACGCGCTGCGCGAGCACCTGCTGCGCACCGTGGCGAAGTCAAAGCTCGACGGCGCGAAAGGCTCGGGTCTCACGCTCGCGATCAAGAAGTCGACCGTGCCGTCGCTCAAGGACTGGAAGCGGTTCTTCAAGTTCGCCTCGCTCAAGGGTAATGACGACTTGCTCATGCGCCAGGTCAACACGGCGGCGTGGCGCGAGCGCAACGATAAGAAGCGCGCAGTTCCCGGGGTCGAGCCGTTCCAGCGCGTGTCGCTGAGCGTGCAGAAGAGCTCGCGCAGGCTGCTCGGCGAGCTGGCGAAGGCGTCGCGCCGATGAACGCTCGTGCGAAGATCGCGGCGCCTCGCGGCAAATCGTTAGCCCAGCGCCGCGCCGAGACCGACTGGAACGCGCTGCGCGCACTCATCAATGAGTACGTCGAAGCCGAGGTGGCCGATTCGTGGAAGGGCGGCGGCGACCCGGCGGACGCGCCGGTGGTCGAGGCGAACCTCGCGCTGGCGCTGGCGAAACTCAATGCGCACATAGAGCGTATGCAGCGAGAATTAACGTGATGACGCCGCTGCAGATCAGGAAGCTCGCCGACCGGCTGTGGGACAAGCACGCCCACGCGGACAAGCACGGTTACAAGGACTGGATGGCGGAGGATAATTTCCTGCAGGCGATCGCCGAAGCGATCGAGCCGCTGACGACGGCGCTGTCCGCGATGGCACGCTGCCCGGGATTCCACACGACCGACCAGTATACCGGCGAAACGTTCGCCGAGATCGCACGCAGAGCGACGACACCAACCAAGGAGACGAAGGCACATGGCTAAGAAACCCGGAAAGGCACTTTCCACTATGAAGGACCTCGAGAACCTGTACGCGGCGCGCGGCGCGATCGCGGCCAGGGCGGCACCGGCTCCGGAGGGCGCGCCGAGGATTTCCGCGAACGATCAGGTCTTCAGGATCGGGGACCAGGTGCTGCCCGATCCGCTCAACGTGATCGTGGTGGCCGAGGCCCTGCTCAACGTGTACTACACGGAAGGCTACGACCCGCACTCGTCCTCCCCGCCGGCGTGCTTCGCCGTCGGGCCCATCGCCGAGTTCGGCGAGGACGGCAAGATCCTGCCAGACACGGGCGAGGATGCGATGCACGCCCACCCGACGAGCCCGGACATCCAGGGCGGCACGGACAACCACGACTGCAGGACGTGCGAGATGAACGCGTTCGGCTCGGCCGAGGTCGGGCGGGGCAAGGCGTGCGCGAACCGCCGGGTGCTGGCGGTCGTCATGGCCGACGATCCCGCCTTCAATGACGGGCAGGACCTGCGCTGGGCCATACTCGCGCTCCCGCCCACCGCGCTCACGCTGTGGGGGAAGTACATCGCGAACCTGAACAAGATCGTCCACCGGCCCCCGGAGGGCGTGATCACCAGCTTCTCGTTCAACAAGAACGACCGCGTCGAGCAGAAGCGCAAGGCCGTGGTGCCGATCAGTTACCTGGCGATCAGCGACGTGGGCATGGCGCGGAAGGTGCTCGCGCTGCGCGAGGAGATCCTGTCATCGAAGGTCCTGCAGCGGCCGATGCCGGTCACCGTGCAGGAGACTCCGGCGAAGAAGGCCAAGCCTGCCAGGGGCAACGGCAAGACGCCGGCGAAGGCGGCGAAGAAGGGCGGCGCGCCGGCGGCGAAGGGCGGAGCGACGAGGGCGAAGTTCTGATGGCCCGCGCGCAGCCGAAGGGACTCACCGAGATCGACGCGCTCGACGACGACCAGGTGCGAGCGTTGATTTTAGGAAACTTGGCCAAACTAAACGATGTGCTGATGACCAGGCCGTCGGCGACCGGGATCAGGAGGCTGCTCAGGCTGGAGTACTTTGGCCGTCCCGAGCCGCGCCGCGACGTGCTGGTGCGGCTGCGGCGCGCGCTCAACCGCGCGGACGGGCGCGAGCGCACGGTCGCGCTCGAGGAGGTCATGGCCAACCGTGCGGGCGGTGTCATCAAGTCGAGCGCGACGCTGCTGCAGAGGGCGCTCGAGTGAGCGCCGTGATCAGTCGCTGCGGTCGTTATCGTTACGAACTGCGCCGGCCGGTCGGGGCGCTGAAGTTCGTGACCTGCCGGTTGATGTGGGTCATGCTCAACCCGTCCACGGCCGACGCGACCGAGGACGACGCGACGATCAGGCGCTGCCGTGGGTTCAGCGAGGCGTGGGGCTACGGCGGCGCGTTCTGCGTCGGTAACTTGTACGCGTGGCGCGCGACCGACCCGCGCGAACTGAAATCGGTGCGCGATCCGGTGGGGCCGCGGAACAACATGCACCTCAACGAGATGGCGGCGGCGGCCCAGGTCATCGTACTGGCGTGGGGCCGCAACGGTCCGGTGCGCGGTCGCGCTGACGCGGTCTGCGGCCTGGACGAATTCAGGTACCACTGGGACGAACGCGTGCGGGTGCTGGGGTTGACGAAGGATGGCGAACCGCGCCACCCGCTGATGATGCCGAAGGATTCCGAATTGAGGGCGTACAGAGTTTAACAAAGGAGGATTCGACATGAGGTGCCCGGACTGCAGCAAGTTCGTCGCGTACGACGAGCCCGAGGTCGAGGTCGGCGAGGTGTCGGTGAGCGGCGACGCGGTGACGGTCGACGCCACCGTGAGTCTCAACTGCGGCGAGTGCGGCGCGCTCCTCAAGCAGGCGTCGATCAACGCCGAGGCGACGATCGAGCACGCGTGCGGCGAAGGCGTGAAGAACGAGATAGCCGAGGGCGATGAGCGGTACGAGATCGAGTCCGACGGCGACGCCACCGGCACCGACCGCACGGAGACCAAGGACGCGAAGGGCAGGACCATCACGAACGCCAGGTACATGAAGCGGTACTACGGTTTCGAACTGTCGCCTACCATCAAGTGCCTCGCCTGCGACGAGACGTTCGACGTCGCCGTCATGGGCGAGGAGCAGGCGAGCGCGTTCGAGGAGCAGACGTGAGCGCGGCGACCGAGACCGAGGACGCGCTCCTCACGGCGGCCGCGGACCGGCTGTTCAACGCGCGCGGCGAGACCAGGACCGAGGCTTCGCTGCAGACCGTCCTGCTAGCGCTGCGCGTAGTCATGCACGTGCTCACGCTGCAGGAACTCACGGCCACGAACCCGCCGCTCGCGCAGCGCGGCCTGCGCGGTATGTGGCTCAAGGCGGAGGAGGCGGCCAGCAGCCGCGAGGACTTCACCGGCGCCCAGGAGGTCGCGATCGCGGTGCTGCACGAGTACTTCGCGCACGCCGGGGACTGGGTGACGATGCTCGCTTGCTGCGAGGCGATGAACGGCAGGGAGTTCGGCAGCGCGGCGTTCGCCGCCGCGGTGACGGCGGCCGCGCGCGACGTGTCCAGGGCGGTTATAATCAAACTCAGGGAGCGGTCGGTATCCGCGGGCGGCGCGCATGGCCGCTGAGCCCACCGTCGTCTGCCCGAAGTGCCGGGCCGAAATCAAGCTCACCGAGGCCATGGCCGGGCCGCTGGTGGCCAACGCGCGCGCGGAGTTCGAGCGGCAGCTCGGCACCGAGCGCACGCGCATACGCGCCGAGGAGACCCAGGCAGTGGCGACTGAGGCCAACGCAGCTATCCAGCGAGCGCAGGCGGCAGCGGCAGCGGCCGAGCGGGCACTGCAGAAGAACGAGGCCAAGCTCGCCGAAGCCCAAGCCGCGCAGGCCGAAGCGCTGCGCACGCAGCGGCTGCTGGACGAGGAGCGCCGCGAACTGGCGCTGAATGTGGAACGACAGGTAGCGACCGGCGTGGCAGAAGCGCGCGCGACGGCGCGCCAGGAGGCCGAGGCGTCCGTAGGGCTGCGCGTGGCGGAACGGGACGAGCAGATCGCGTCGATGGGCCGCGTGATCGAGGAGCTGAAGCGCAAGGCCGAACAGGGTTCGCAGCAGATGCAGGGGGAGGCCCAGGAGCTGCAGCTCGAGGCCGCGCTGCGCCACCGCTTCCCGCTGGACGCGATCGAGCCGGTGGCCAAGGGGCAGTCCGGCGGCGACGTCGTGCACCACGTGACCGGAGGAGCGGGCGCGATCCTGTACGAGTTCAAGCGCACGAAGAACTGGTCGGACGGCTGGCTGCCGAAGCTGCGCGCGGACGGCCGGGCGGCGAAGGCCGACGTCCTGGTGCTGGTCACCCAGGTGCTGCCGCCCGGATGGGCCGGTACGGGGTTCGATTGCGTGGACGGCGTGTGGGTCTGCCACCCCACTGTGGCCATGCCGGTGGCCTCGGCACTGCGCGAAGGTTTGCTGCGGGTGCGCGCTGCCAGACGGGCGGCCGACGGCGCTGAAACTAAAGCCGTTGCAGTCTACGGTAATCTGACCGGTCCGCGGTTCCGGGCGCGCGTGGAGGCGATCGTCGAGGCGTTCGCGACCATGCGCCGTGACCTCGACGCCGAACGCACGGCTATGACCCGGATATGGGCCAAGCGCGAGGCTCAGCTCGGGCGGGCGGTCGATGCGACGGCCGGCATGTACGGCGACCTGCAGGGCATCGCCGGTGCTGACGCCGGGGAGCTCGAGGGTTTGTCGCTGCCGGCGCTGGAGGGACCATGAAGAAGGAACAGCAGAAGATCGACGCCGTGAACCGCCCGCCGCACTACACCGCGCACCCCTCCGGTGTGGAGTGTATTGACATTGCGGAGCACTATGGCTTCAGCATCGGCAACGCCATCAAATACATTTGGCGTGCCGGCTTGAAGGGCGACGCGGTCGAGGACTTGAAGAAAGCGCGCTGGTATTTGGACCGTGAGATCGCGCGCAGGGAGAAAATAAATGCAAAAACTTAACGTACTGGATCATGGGTACGTGGAGTTGATCGAGACCTGGGGAACCGGGCGTGCCGGTGCCCCTAACCCATCGACCGGATTCCAGGAGCAGGACAACGAGGTCGGCATCGTCGAAGCCGCGCGACAGTCCACGCAGGGCGGGTTCCGCGGTTGGGACTACGATGCCAGGCTGCTCAAATACCTGCACGACCACAGGCACGCCACGCCGTTCGAGTTCGCCGGCATGGTGCTCGAGGTCCAGGCGCCGATCTTCGTCTTCCGCGAGTGGCACCGGCACCGCACGCAGAGTTACAACGAGATGAGCGCCAGGTACGCGCCGCTTCCGGATTTGTACTACACGCCCACGGTCGAGCGCGTGATGATGGACACCGGAAAGAACAAACAAGCGCAGGGCGTCGCGCCGCTGACGCACGACACCGCGGGATTCTTCGTATCGCGCCACTTGAAGCAGGCGTACGAACTGTGCGAGGAGATATACCAGGCAGCGTTAGCCAGCGGGATCCCGAAGGAGCTGGCGCGCGCCGTGATGCCGGTCGGACACTACTCGCGCATGCGAGCCTCGGCGAACCTGCGCAACTGGCTCGCGTTCCTCACGCTGCGCATGGATCCGAACGCCCAGTGGGAGATCCGCCAGTACGCCAAGGCCGTCGGCGCTTGCGTCAAGGAGCAGTTCCCGCGGACGTGGGAGTTGTTCGCGGAGCGCGAGGGGCACCTGTGAGCGCCTCCGACAACCCGCGCGCGGTCGCGGCGGC